TTCTTGCTTGATAGGAGTTTCTTCTTCTGGTTTCGTTTCCAGTTCGGGGACTACTGCCTGCGTCTCCTTGTTTCCTGCTTTCAAGTCCTCGACGCATTTCTTCCATACTTCAATTTCCTTTTCTTTCTTGGAAATTTCAACCTTCTGCGCCTCGACGATATTCTTAAGACGTTTTATTTCCTCTTCATATTCCTTGTTTCCTTCTTTCACTTCTGAACGAAGCTTTTCTTCAAGACGTGTTTTGAATTCCGGTTCCTCACCTTCCTTGTAAATATCGGGAAGTTTACGGCTTACTATTTCTTGATAGAGTTCTTCCGATACTTCCGCTCTACCGTTAACAAACTGTACCGGGCCACCATTAAGCACAATTCTATGGTTGTTATACACCCGACTTTTTAAAATTACCTTTTCCATAATACAAAATTTTTAAACAAAAAGGGAAGGAGTTCAATTACTCCCTCCCTTTCACTTTTCACTTCTTAAACATATAAATTTATATCAAGCTAATTACAAGCCTTCTTCACCGATATTAACGATACGTACAATCTTTGCTGGCTGATACAATACCGGGGTACCGTAGTTCAAAATTGCAAAACGTTTGCTCGGAGATGTAACGGCAAAGTCCATCTTCATGGTGTCTGCAAACTGCAAGTATTCGTTAATCTGACTGTCATTGTAGTATACCAAAGCTGACTTGGTACCTGCAATGATACGGTTGCGGTCACGTACACAATTTGCGGCTGCACCGTCATAACCTGTTGCCATCTGTGAAGCCGGAACCTCAAAGATAGGATAGTATTCAGTGTTTGCATTCAGAACTGCATTCTTCTTGGTACGGTATACCACGAAGCAAGTAGCCGGATATGCACCACCTACGCCAGCAGTAAAGCCAAATTCTACTGATTCAGAAGCAGCTACAGCCTGGGCACCAGCAGATGTGATATTCAGAGGTGCAGATTCACCATAACGATTCTTTGCTGTTACCAAGTAGCCATAAGAGCCAGCATGGTTGCCGAAATTAGTCTTGGTATCGGCTGCATTAACCTTAATAGCAGTACCAACAACCGGAGTAACCGGAGCTTTAGCACTTGTGGCGCCCTTGCCTACCATAATAGGCTTGCGTTCGTCGAAGAAACGGTCATTCTTGATGTTAATCTTACCGAACTGAGTTGTAACGTCGTTTACAGACTGTCCCATTGTTGCACCAGTTACAGAGGCAGCAAGACCTACAATAACTCGCTTGCTTTCGTGGAACATCTTAACGTAGTTGTTGAACACAATCGGGTTAGAAATGATGCGGTCGATATAACCGTTATAAACGTTCACTACAACGTTTGCAGCGTCTTGAATCAGACTGTCATTCAACACAGAACCTTGTGCGTCGATAACTGCCGGACTGTTGAAATAACCGTCTAACAGTTGTTCAGAAGTCTTACCTTCTGCCGTGCCACCGTCCATTTCGTTGATACCCAACATGTGTTGACGGAAAACACCGTCGAACTGCTCGGCTACACAAGAAGAATCAGCGTCAACAAGACGTGTGTCGATAATGGTACTCAGAAGGATAGTCTTATTCTCGACTTCTTTCTGATACATGTCCATATTGCCAGCCAATTTAACCAACATTCCCGGATGTGTAACCTGTCCGGAAACACCCATGAACTTGGTTACAATTGATTTACGTCTGTATTGAGAATCGGTTTCCTGCGGAGTTTCACCTTCTGCATTGAAAATACCAACTTCCTCACCATACTTGTACAACTGGTTGTACTGGTGTACAGTGTTGTCAATCTTATGTTTAGGCATTTCCATGTAATAAACCAACTGGTTCATACGGTTGCCCAGAATCTTCAAGACTGAATCCAAGGATTCAACTTTCAAACCACCACCATTGTTGATTTCGTTGTTATACTGCATTCCGGTCTTAAGACCTGCTTCCATCGCTTTCAAGATTTCTGCCGAATCCATGCCGCCCAGTACATCGCCAGTACCGTTTTGATTGCTATAATTATACAAATCCATATTCTTTTTATTTAATAGAGTTTATTTCACGAATTTTACACCATTCTTTTCGTACATGTAACGTGCAAGATTTTCACCCACTGTTTCAGCGTCCGGATTGATAAGGTATGCAAGTGCATCACTTTCCAGTGACTTAGCGATATCTTCCGGTGCTTCTTCCAAAGACTTTTCAATAAGCTTTACGGCCATAGGTCTGTCTTTCACTACATTAACTTCGTATTTACCTGCTTCGTCCTTTCTTTCCTCGAAAGATTTCTGAATAGCTGTCATATTGTTAAGTCCTTCTGAACGGAACATAGGAGTAACGCCAGACATTTTGTCCAATTTGTCGTTAATACCATCCACTGTTTCCTGGAACTTGTCAATAGACTTTTGGAAATTCTCCATCAAAGGTGCAAATACAGAACCCAATGATTTCATGATGTCTTCCTTGTCGGATTTCTCCACTTTTTCGTCTTCTGCATTCTTATCCTTAGCAGTATTCTTTTCGTCTTCCTTCACCTTTTCTTCGTCCTTTACGGCTTCCTTTTCCAACTTGTTGATATCCTTTTCCTCTTTGGTTTCGGATTCATGGTCTCCTGCTGCTGCTCCGTTTTCAGACTTTTCGATTTTCACGTTCGCCATAATGTACTCGTCAGAAAATCCCATAGACTTCATCAGAGATACGATAGGGTCGTTCAAATATTTTTCGTCCATCTTTATTAAACTTTTAATTGTGTACAAACTTATTTATTAACGGTTCTCAAATAGTCCTTTATAACGTTCAATCCTACATTACCGTTCAGATAATAATTATAAAGCTCTTGAAATCTTTCGTCTCTTTCCACTATGATAGGGTTAATGGTAACGTTGAAAGATTTGTCTATTTTTATATTATATCCGTCCTTCTGTAGCTCTACAAGAACGTTATTAGAACCGTTGTTAATTTCTTCTTTATTGTCCTCTACGAAATCTACTGTCTGCACGCCCTTTACTATATCGGCAAACGAATTTGCATTTACGGGCGTCATTGTCATTGCTACGTTTGTTATGAGCGCTTTTGTCACCTTTTTAGGATTGTTCTTGTCTCTTTCAAGTGCTCTTCCTTCAACGGAGAAACCCGGCTTCCGGTCTGTACCGCTTGCAAGCATTTCCAGTGCCTTGTCATAAAACGCTCTTGCTTCCGGTGATTTCTTCCATAACTGGCAACGCACGTAGAACTTGTTATTCTTTACATATGCGTCTAATGGATGTCCTATCCAGAACCTTGATTTATTGATAGGACTTCTTGACGGCAAATGGTCCAAATTAATAAGACCGTGTTTTAAAAAGCGGTCTATTACAAATCCGTTGGGATTCATAGATTCATCCTCCGAATCTATGGAAGAATCGGATGCCAAACCTTCAAAAATCATTTTTTCGTATCTTCTATCATCCCCTACCGGGTAATCCATAGGATTGAAATCTGATTTTTCAAAGTTTGCTTCTGTGAAAAAATTAAATTTTGAATCTACTTCAAACATCTTTTAATAATCTGTGACACAACGAATTAAAATAAACGCTTTTATGTAAATATCTTATAATCAGCATTTTATGCCGAATAAAATTTATTTACGTATTTACCGATTCAAAAATATGAATTATTATGCAAATAGCCAAACTTTATGCAAAATTTATTCACTCTTGCTTTTTTAAATAAAAGAAGGGGTGTTTACACCCCTCCCCAAAACAGTTAATGCAATTGTAAACGATATTTAGTTTGCTTGAGTGTTGCCATGAAGTCTTCTACCCACGACTTTTCCCCGGCATATTCGGGGTTATTGTCAAGCTTGGAATAGAATTCTCTTGTACGGTCTATAATGAGGTCCACCAATTCTATAGGGTCGTTGACCTCTATTTCTTCACCGTTTATCTCCCCGTCCTTGAAACGGCCGAAACCGCTTTGTCCGGCTTCCATTATCTTATCTTCATAGTCGGAAAGCTCCTCTAACAAATCGTCCAGATACTTGTGCTTGGCATTGTCTTCCTCTTTCCAATGCACATTTTTTGAACGCGTCTTAACGCCTTCCAGGAAATTAGCGAAATCGGCAAATACGGCATACATACCGTCCTCCTTCTTTGCCTTTTCCAGTACATCGGCTTTCACCTTCCCCTCTTGAATCATTTCGGAAATAACACTTTTGAATATCATCGCGTCTTCCACAGAAGAAAACTTCATAGAAACCGTCAGTCCATCTTCCGACTTCTCTATTTCCTCGCTGTTCGCTTCTTCGTTCGTAGTTTCCGTTTCCTCGTTCTTTGCTATTCCGTCACCTTCCGGGCCTTTTGGCTTGTCGTCCAAATCTTCCTTGCAAATAGCATTCGCATCGTTACAGTCCATCGTCTTTTCAACTTCCTTACTTTTCCATTCTTCCGGCAATTCGCTTTCAAGACCCAGCTCTTTAGCGCGTTTCTTAATCCACGCCTTAACCTTTTCTTTTGGCATGTCAGAAGCACCGGACAACTTAATGGCGTCCTTCAAATCCTGGCTATTTCTGATAGGGTATTTCCCATTCGGCATTGCCTCTCCTTTCTTTGCCAAGTCCTTTCTTTCACTGTGTGAAAAATCGGTCTTGTTGTTCGCTTTCCGTATCTCCTTAGGGTATTTCTCGCACACGGACTTTACCACGTCTTCCGTCACCTTCTTTTCCTGGAAAGCCTTCATCACGATTTCTACCGGGCTGGGTTGCACTTCCAGTCCCAAAATCTTCTTGATATTGTCTTTCATGTCAAAGATGAAGTCGTAGTCTTCCAGTTCGGTATCCGGGTCAATCCACATACTGCCGATTTCTTCCTCACCGTCAACCACCACGAAAGCCGGGGATTCATCATCAACGTGCCCCATAAAATAATGAATTTCCGCATTCTTCGTTTTGGCTACACCGACCTCCATAAGAGTATCTTCCGGAACGTCTATTCCGGTCTCCTCGAAAAGTTCTCTTTGTGCGGCTGTACGGAAATCTTCTCCCTCGTCCACATGTCCCCCCGGTATGCACCAATCGGGCGTATAGTTCATGTGTTCCCCTGCTCTCTGTAAGATAAGCAACTTACCGCCTCTGAACAAAAGCACGTCCGCATACTTGACTACCCCGGTCTTTGCCTTCATGATATCATCGTATGCGCTTTTGGAAAGCTTCTTACTTTTCCATGCTTTCTTTGCTACATGAACTGCATATACATCCGCAATGGCTTCCGCTATATCTTCGTCTTTCTGGAATGCGGCAATGGCCTTGAAAACCTTGTCCCTGTCTTTCTGCAATTGTGCAACCCGTGAAGTATGTTCCTTCAAGAACTCGTTGTATTTCTCTTCCGAAATCTCTCTTTCGTCCTTGTCAAGCAAGGAGAAGCTTTTCAATACCTGGCTTCTTTCGGCAAATTCGTTTGCAAGCTCTTCTGTTCTTGCTTCTATCTTTTCGGAGCGTCTCAGCAACTCCCTGTATTCAGACACCTTTTGTTCTGCTGTCTGTAAATGAAATAATTTCTTTAAATTCATAGCTACAAATTTTTTGCTAAAATACGAAATTTGCACAATCTATCCAAAAATACAGACATTATCAATATAATAGGAAGTGTTTTTCTTCAATTCGGGCTTATAAAAATACCTGTTAAGTGTCTCCACCTTTTCTATCCGGTCAATCCTACCCCTCTTGTTCCCATACAGAACAATTCTGTCGGAAATGTTCAATTCCTTTACTTTTACCGGAACAAGATAGTTCTTTCCATACGTCCATACCATCTGTTCACCAGACACTCTGTTAAGCACACCTTCCTTACCAGCGATAAAATAAATGTTGTACACTGATTCGCGTGGCTTCATTTCGCGTACATGCAGACCGTTTGCAAGCGTATAGGAATGTCTTGTCTTTACGGCTTCATTAATCCTTATATCTTTTAGGAATTTCTCGCCTTCAAGCGTCCTTATTTCCACAAACCCGGTATTAAACCCTCCTTCCATCATATCAATGCTCCGTTTTCAAAAACAAACCTTTTTTAGTTATAAGCGCGTATTCGGGACCAGCCTCTATGTTATACAGTTTCCCTTCATATAATGATAATCCTCTTTCCTTTATCTTTACCGTTCTCACACCCATATGCATATATTCCGGATTATCATTATAGAATTTTATGTATTCCTCTACATCTCCTTGTTCTATCTCCTTATCAGCACCCCTTCGACTGCTTCCGCTATTTATTCCAAAACAATCTTCATCGGTCCATTCATCGAATGTCTTTTCATCAACAAGCGGTATCGTTACTTGATGCGGCATTGTAAAAACGAGATGTTTTGCATCTTCACATACAGAAATTATCGCTCCATTGTCTAACACAATATTTTCCATCTCGCCTTTGAAATCGATACACTTTACCCCCTTCTTGAATAGGTTCGTACTGTTCATCATGCAATAGAGTAATACATACTCATCCTCCTTTATCTGGTCCAGACGTACCGGGACAATCTCCCAGTTGTACACATCCACCTCTTCCGCGCTTTCCTTTACATATTCCTTTGTTACCCTTGTCTTCCGTAGGGTCAACACCTCTACATCTCCTTTATATCCGAACCTCATACCTCAAACTTTTTATCTCCAACATATATTTTTACTTTACTCTTTCTCTCTACCTGTCTCTTGTATGGTTCTTTAGGCGGTTCAAACGAATGCGTCTCGTCATTCCAAACCATACCTTTAGGTACCTCCTTAAGGTCACAACGACAGAATGGGTGAACACTATTTAACACTGGTTTCCAATCTTTAACTTTCTTCCCTATATTGTCCCCGTTGTTTATAAGGTCTATAAGCTTGAATATCCTCGGTTTACTTCCTATCCCTGCCGTGGTGTAAAACTTTATACAGTGCTGGCACGCTCCACTGAATACCTCTTTATATACAAGCGCGTCCGCTCCCTGTTCCTTCATTATCTGCTGGGCTACCCCAGTCTGATAGATGTTCTGCATCTCGGTTTCCACTATACGCCCCCAATCACGGTTCCAGTCTTCCAAGGAATGCCCTATATTACTGACAATATTCTGCACGGACTTCTTTTTCAGAACGCCTTCTATCATTTCCTTCTTTATCGTTCCCAGCTCCAGTTGTCTCTGCTTCTCCACAAGGGCTTTCACCTCTTCTTCCGATACGGCATTAGACATTATCGTTTTGGCCCGTTCTCCCATCGTCTTTATATAGGAATATGTGCGTGTTGCTGCCGCATAATACACTTCCTTTTCCAGGGGTGTAAGAACTGCCCATTGGTGACGGTCTATATACTTGGTAAAATCGTCAAAATTGAGTGTTGATAATTGTGCTGGCGTGAGTTGCGCACTCAATCTCCCAAACAGATAGGATTGGAAATAGGGTGGTAACTTTTCTATCTCCCTTCTCCATTTATAGCCATACCGTCTTAACAAAGACTTGTCTTCCGGTGTCAACAGTTCATCCCCCATTACATCGGCTACAATTCTTGCAAGACGGTAGTCTATTATATCATACAGTTTTTGTATCTCTTCCGGTGAGAATATCATCTTTCAACCGTTTTAATCATTTCCTTTACAAGCTCCTTTATCATCGCGTCCGACTGTGTAGCAAACATGGTCTGTGCAAGACCTTCATAACCGCATTGTATTTTCGGATATCTGATAGGGTCTTTCACGTGTCTTTTCACTCCAATAAGACGCGATACCAAAGGGGTTCTTATACCATCAACTTTCTTTTCCGACATTCTTCTTTATCTTATAACCATCATAAAGGTCTTCGTTAAAAATAGACATATCTGGTTTCGGGAAGTAAGGATTATATGGAGCGCTTCTATGAAACTCTCTACCTTCTGGACCTAAAGCTGCAACTTCTTCCATCGTCCAACCTTCGCCCATTCCACGTTCTTCAATCTCAAACCATTCGTCAGCCGTCATATCAATTCCGTACTTTTTCTTTGCCATAATTTTACTCCTTTCTTTAAGTTTCTATGCAAATATACAAAACTGTTCAGAATTGAACAAATTTATAAGTCTATTTTTTTAAGAAACCTATCAAGTTCTTTTTGATTTAACACTTTGTTATCATAAATCACTCCATTATCGGAATTTCCGTCATACAATTTAACGGACTTGAATTTATCTTTCAACGGAGTTTCGATAACTTTCTTGAAAGATTCGGACGCTCCTTTATGTCCTTTTTTCGCCACTTCTGTAGGAACATACCGTTTCGTTCTCTCAAAACGTTTCTGTATTCTATCCAAAGCCGTACTGAAATCGGTTGCCACGCCTACCAAATGGACATCGTAACCTTGTGCCTTCAATTCATCAACCAATTTTTCAAGTTTTGCCGGGTTTCCAAATACAGCATCTTTTACAAAAGAAGATTTAGATTTTATATATTCCTTGTCTATCGCTTTACCTATATCCGATACTTCCTCATGCACATAGGATGAAGCTTTCTTTGGGTCTATTCCCTTCACCCTTTCATAATCCGGTATCATGTCACGCATATCGTCCACATCAATAACTGGAAGTTTATCAATAGAAGGGTCTTTCTCCTTCATCTTCTTAAGATAATACCCTTTGCCCGAACCACCACCGCCAAGCATTAAGTAAGCACGCGGTTTTGTCTCAAATAGCATTTTCTTCCGATATTCAGACTTCACTTTGTTATGTACTTTAATCTGTCTGTCTCGTTTCCACGCACTACCTTCCTTATAAAGGTCTTCTGTTGTCTTGGTTAAATCGGCTTTCTTTTCCTCCGTAGCCTTTCTTTTCTTGTATGGCAGCCCAACAATGCCAAGCTTCCGGTTTACCGCGTTGTTCACATATACGCCTTGTTGCGCCTTTGCAATCTCCAAAAGCGTATCATACAATTCTGTACGTCCGAAGCTCTTTTCTAAAAGAGCCTTGTTTATATATCTTTCTAACTTTAAATCATCGAAAGTTTCCATAATTTCTTATTTGTAAAGATTTTTCAAATAATAGTCAACTGCTGGTTTCATTATAGGGTTTTCATTGAATGACTTATATTGTGCAAACGGGTCTTCTTCGTCCCCTTCTGGCACGCCTTCCGGCTGTTGCCCCGGCTGTGAAGCTCCGAACATTTTATTCTGTTCTTCTGCCTGCTTCATCCCCTGGTACACCTGGTTAAGAATGATGTCCTTTTCCGGGTCAAAGTCTCGTCCGTTGTACTTCTTAAATATATCCTGCATAGAAATCATGCCGCTACTCAGTTTTTCAGAATCCAGTTTTACCTGTGCTTCTTCGTCTTCCACCTCTATTCCTGTAAATGCAAACTCGTAGTTTTCATCCAACTCGCTCACAATGTACTTTGTAATGACGCCCTGCAAGAATATCAATAAAGGCTTCAATCCTTTTTCACGGCTGTGCTTCAATCTTTCGCGCTGTCCGTCCTGTCCGAATATCTGCTGACTTTCTTTAAAATTGAATCCAAGCTCGGACGGGTCTATACGATATACGGAACATGTCATTATGATAAGAAACTTTATCCATTCGTTAAATTCCATATCACGATTGCTAAGTTTCTGTAAATCAACCCATTCCAAATCTATACCGTTTATAACGGGTGTGCGGTGCGAATTTTGATATCCTGCCATCGTCTGCGTCCATGCCTGCCTAAACTCCTGCAATGTACTGTTTGATATGTTAGGATTCTTTATATTGATAAACCCTTTAGGCTGAGACCCCTGGCAGTTATGAACTGCTGTATAATTGGCAAGAAATATATGCTTATCATTGAATACCTCTATATCGTAAAGTTGTTCCTTCTCCTTTACAAGTCTGGAATTGTCCGTTACCTTATAGAAATGATAATTTAATATTTCCGGCACATTACATCCTGCCTCGGTCAAAACCCTTATTAATTTACCTCTACTTATCCTTCCACCTTTTTTCACATGATGCTTTGAGAAAGATATGTCACCTCCTCTGTTGTTTTCCAGTATATCTAAAGCCAAGGAATTAGGCACCAAATCCCATTTGCCCTTTGTCCTTTCTCCTCTTGATATACCTTCATTTTTATAGTCTTGCAAATAACCTATTTTATCAACAAAAGACATTACATCTTGAATAACAAGTGTTACTGGGTCATTATATCTGCTTTTACTTCTATTGCACTCTCTCGCAGCAACCCCAACGCTTAATAATAATTGTAATATATCTTGCCTCAAATCATTATTCACACAACAAATAGTAGGGGTTTTATAACCCATTATATTTGCAGATGTATGACCGTCTGCCGAAAACAGACCTCTCAAAAACGCACATCTCAACTCTTCCGGCAAGTTAAATACAGAAACGGGTATCTTCTTGTCCCTTGTATATCCGAATCCTATACTTATAAGCCAGTCAATAAAACATGTATCATATATGAATATATACGGATATCCATATTCCCCATCACTTCTTTGTGTGGAAGGATTACTTTTCTTTATACGATAATTTATTCCGTATTTATCCAACACTTTAGAGAAATCACCAAAAAGTTTTTTATCTTTCGTATGATGAGGAAAAATTTCAAGTATATGTTCCAACCAGGTACCATCCCCTAAAGCAAAACCAATCATTTCCCAAAAATGCTTATCTTTCACCATCTCCAAAGAAGGGGTGAAAGTTCTTTCTTTTTTAAGAACAGCTTCCTTTGTCGGGTTAGTAAATTCCCTAAAATATTCTTTTCCTATGAAATAATCCTCCTCATGAAAATCTCCATAAGTATTTATATCCACCAAACAATAATCGTCTGTAGTCAAATCCTTTTGTTTTTTCCATTTAGGAGACTTATCTTTATCCGTTATAGTCAAGAATCTGTGTTCACGGCTTGTTCTTATCTTTAAGCCGTTATACAGTCTTGTTTCGTACAAATCATCTATCCTTGTCTTGTATGCGGATGCCTTGCAGTATTCCACACCATCAAAAACTTCAAATTCTGTACCTACCAAATCCTTTATTCTTCTTAAACCCTTATTCGTCGTAACGAGTGTTTCCGGTGAAACGCAAAAGAAATTTGCATTATAGGAAAAGCCCCACAATATCCAAGTTATGATATTCACCAACGTTTCCAATTCCGATACCCCATATCCGTTTCTTCTTACATCAGATGTCTTGTTTCTGATACCAAAACCAAGCTCCCACGGATAATACAATATCGGTTCCTTCGTTATAGGGTTATGAAGAATCATTTCATCCCACACCATACAGTAACGCGGCAAATGTCCCTTGAATCTGTACTGCTCGAAACCTTCCCTTTGTCTTGGGTCTACACTATCCAGAAAACGTATCAAAGAAGCGTCCACAGCGCGGAATTTCTGCAATTCCCACATTCTGTTGCGCACCATCTCAAAGGCCAACTGGTCTAATGTAAGACTATCCGACATTATTTTACTTACAAATTCCTGCAAGCTGTCTACATTGTCCCATTTGTCCGTCCATCCTCCCTTTTCCAGGAAATCAACTATCTTTGAAATCTTTTTCTTGTCCTCGTTTGTCAATTTCTCATCCCCGGTAGAAAAAAGGCTCTTCTTCTTTCTGATTGTGAAACCCTCCTTCTGCTCGTCTTCCGAAAAGTCCATAAAGTTCATTATCTGCTCCACGCGTGTAGACACGATACTTTTCACTATATGAATGTCCCCCATCCGGCGCAATACGGAAAAGGACAGAACCCCTTTAGAATCCTTGAATCCTCTTCCGTTACCGGATATGTCGTTAGGGTCAAAGAAAACAGACTGAATTTTTGTAGGCTGTCTATTGATTTCTCCCAGATACAAATTAGCCTTCATTATCTCCCCTGCATCGTTTGAGTTTAACGCAGCCTGCAATTTGCTTTGGAATGCCATAGGTGCAGCCTTTTGCAGCATGTCTATCTCTTCAATGGACAAACTCGAAAGACTTGCAACCAAATCTGGCTTTTCCGCTTTTTGTATTATCTTTCCTTTTCTCTTTCCCATTGTAAACAATTTTTATTCTCCAGCCAATTGTGTAAGGTTTACCGTCGCTTTCTTTCCTCCTTCTACTGCCGTAACAACTGCCGTTCCGGTACGCTGTGCGCCAGTATTTGCATCCGCCACTACAGAATATTCAGTAGAACCCTTGGTAAATCCCGTACCACTCACTACAGTAGTGTAGTCAACCGTCATAGGTGAACCGTCATTCTTCCCGTTCACTTTCTTCTGCTTCTTGCTTGAAACATCGAATGTCTTTGTTTCTCCTGCTGCTGCAAATGAAAGTGTTGTCGGGTCTGTAGTCAATGTATATTCATAGGTAACTGTCGCTGCAAGCTGTGTTAACGTAACCTTTACCGTCTTGTTACTTCCAGTCTGTGTAATAGTAATAGAACCGTTATTAGCTGTTTCTGCCTTATTTTCAGCCGCCACTATACTATAATTCTCTCCATTAGATGTTTCAGATGAAGTCTGGCTAAATCCGGTTCCGGTAATCTGTGCAGTCGTATCTACCTTCTCGACATCACCAGACGGTTTACCGTTAACTTTTTTCTGTCTTGTTGAAACAACTTGTAAACTCTTCGTTTCTCCAAGCGCTACAAACTGTATGGTCTGTGAATTGGCTGTAAGCGCATAGTCATACGTCACCGTAGCCGCATTCTGTGTCAAGTTCATTTGTACGGTCTTTCCGCCTTCCTGTGAAATGGTCGCCTTTCCCGTTCTCTGTGAGGTCCCGGTATTCTCCTCGGCTTTCAGATTGTAGTTGTTTCCGCTCACTTCATAGCTGAATCCCTCACCTGCAAGCTCTATGTCCGTAGGATAGCTTTCTGCCTGCTGTTTTACCCCGTTCAGAACTTTTGTTCTTGTAGAAGTCACAGTAACCAGCTTTTCACCTCCTGCACCGTCGAACGTTACCGATGTCGGGTCTACTGTAAGCGCATATTCGTAGGTTACAGTAGATGCAGCCTGGTTGCATGTAATCTGCAATGTCTTTCCGCTTTCATTCTGTTTAACCGTCACTACCGCTTTTCTTGTCGTGTTGTTGGGGTTCTCGTCAACCGTTACTTGTCCTCCACCGTCAACCTTGAATCCTGCCCCAGATATTGAGAATTCCACTGGTACGCCTTCCGGATGTCCTACTGGTTGTCCATTCTTGAAAGTCTGCTTTGAAGACGTCACTACGCACATATCATCACCTCCCTTTGCAGTGAAATTGAGTGTAGGTTCTTTAGTCTCCAATACGTATTCCACAACTTCCTGCACGTCCGACAATACCGCGCCTTCTTCTCCGAATCCTTCCGGATATGAGATAAGCTTAACAAGCGCCTTAAACGCCCATTCCTTGAACTGTCCGATATTATAGGTGTGTCCGGGTTCAATCACGATACCCAGCCCCTTATAATATTCCACGTCACCATAGAGGCTTTCTGTAACGAAAACCTTCATCTGACCGTCGATTCCGTCGGTTACGACGGTCATTTGGTGAACATTGTCCTCTGTTGTAAACAATAACCGTAACATATCCTTATGCGTTTTGTGCCACAAGTTCTTCGCGCCACGTATTGTTGTCGGTCATTACAACTACATTCAAATCCTCCTTTGCATCCAGACCAAGGTCAGTCAACGTGAACGCCATAGGTTTACCGGACATAACTTTTGTAGAGAGGGTTTTGCGGTCTCCTCTGATTACACCGAATCTTTCTGCGCTCTCATTCAGATTCACGCTATTAGGGAAATAAATGTCGACATCCTTCTTTGCCGGAACACTTGTTTTAATGGTGATTACACACGCATCTGCATCGTTCCATTCTGCCGTTACCGCAACGATTTCATTCAATCCCTGGGGGTCGATAATTAATTCCAAACCCTTTTCTTCTGCAAATGCTACAAGTTCCTCGTGCATCACGGCTTCACCTACATTCCATTTGAAACCAAGCTTCAAAAGCTCTGCACCGCCTTCCGGGTCCGTCACGTTTCCTTTAGGGGTAATTCCACGCGGTGATTCGGTAATGAATACTTTCTTCTGGTCGCAACTTCCGTCCGTTACCAATGTCACATCAATATTCTTGTCTTCGTCCAAAAATCTATACAGTCTCATAATCTTTTCTATTTTTAATTGTTAATTACTTACATTCAAATACAATTTCCTGTTCCACGGAACCGTCAGCATCCAGTACGTAAACCTGGTAAATGCCTTTCAAGTCCACTTTCTGTACGCCCAAATCCTTCTGACACTCGAAACCCAGATATTCGTTCTTCTCCTTCATTGTCAGAATCTTCTTGTTGACAGATACGGTGCCGATAGTTTCTGGAATGTTGGTGAACTCGCAGAACTTGTTGTTATGCTTAATGCAAATCTGAGTACCTTCCGATACCTTCGTCTTGAAGTTCATCCATAACCAAGGAAGACCACCTGCATATTCAGTCTGCCACGGATATTCCGTCAGATAGGATTCGGGGAGAATACTGTTATAGTCCTCCTCACTGTTGATAATTCCACTATTAGGGTCCATCTTAATAGGCAAGGAATAGGGTGGAATTGCTTCTATCTCCTGCTGCAAAGCCTCGAAATTGCCTTGCAATCCCTGTGCAACCTGTGCCCCGGTATCACCGTCCTGTATTTGATAAAAAGCTGCTTTTTTTTTCATAATCTCTAAAATTTAAACTTTAAATCGTTATACCATACGAAATTATCATGCCAAATATTGTCTGTAGAGAAAATGAGCTGTCCCATTCTCCAAACTCCGTCTTTCATCCATTTGCCGAAGTTGTCCCAAACCCCTTTGGTAAGTACCCATACTGCCGGAATACTGAACTTCCCTCCGGAAATCCAATAATTGCGCATGTTCCATCTATCGTTGTCCAGTACCCATACCTTCTTCACCTTTGGCGGCATTGTCTGTGAAGTACCGCCCGAACCTCCTCCAAGGTATGTGCCCGGGTTTTCTTTCGTTCCGACCCTTGAATAGGTTCCGGGCAAATAATCGCCTTGTGCCATAGTCATTCTCCTTTCATTTCCTTTATCGTCTCCGGTTTCTTATCCCCGAACTCGTCGAAATCAGACAGATATTTTCTAATTCTCTGAGGTACCAAAGTAGGGCTTACCTTTGCCGCGTTCTCCACGATTGAGATTGATTCTCGTATTATAAGCGCGTTACACACCACGGCACGGAACCATGTGTATATCTCCACATTGCCGCCTTCCACCGTAAAGTTCCCCATCACATGCGAAACAATCAGAATAGCTGAATAAATGAAAAGCTTCGTGATAATCATTGAAAAACCCTTGCTTGAAAAGTCCTTGTTCTTGATATGATATACCCAGCTTACAAGTGTGTCTATCACTATAAGAATCATTAGGTATTTCAAGAACTCCCAGTCCCGAAACACATATTTCTCAATGAAGGGTGCCGTGTTGGAAAAAGAGATAGGTATGCTCAGCAACACGGGAAAATATAAACTCATTACATATTCCCTTATTTTATGTAGTTTTCCCATAATCATATGCGACGGAATTTTAGGAAATTGTATATGCAATGTGTACAAGTTTACTCGGTGATGCTTCCGGGTATTTCTTTTTCAGATATTCGTAATGTTCTCTGATAACCCTTTCTGCCTCTTTAGGGTTGTGTCCCGATTTTGTAGCGGAAACCACAAGCTTTTCAATTGTAGGAAAGCCATCTTTTCCTTTCTGCTTGTCTTCCTTCGCGGTCTCCTTTGTCTTGATACCCTGGCGTCGTACCCATCCGTTAGCGGTCTTCACATATTCTTTCCCTCCCCAGCTTTTTACGGTTCCGATAGGTTCGCCCTTCCGTGCCTTCTCTATATCATCAGAGACGCACATTCCGGCTATGCCCTTGAAAATGTTCAGAGGTGTTTCCTTGTATCGCAACATGTCCCGGTTCTCGGACATTGACTTGAAGATACCTTCCTTTCCCGGTATCACTTCCACTTGTGAGGGTCTTATGAACATAGGTTCTTCCTCGTAAATGTCATTCAGCACTTTAACCGTTTCAAGTGATTTCCAGTCCGCAGCCGCACATGCTTTCTCGAACTCGTCCATCTCGTTGTTTTCCGATTTGTTCAAAACATCAGTAGCAAAAGCCGCCACCTGCTTTGCCGTGAACGCCTCATAGTCGTTGTCAATGAGAAACTGTTCAAATTGTGCACGTCCGAACACTTTCTCTTCTTTTTTATTATTATCCATAAATAATGCCTTTTTAAGTTATAACGAAATTGCAATTACAACGGTAAAAATAGGCATTATCATTCAAATAACCAAGCTTTTAACTTGAATATTTCCCCAGTCCTGGGTATTTATACTTCGCCCTTATAGGATTGTCCTTTACATACTTCCGTCTTCTGTTTTCTACCCGTTTCCTGGTCCTTTCGGCTTTCGCCAAAGCCTTTTCTATCTGTTCTCGTCGCTTCTCGTTACGCGCTATGCGTTCCCGTATCATCTGTTCTGCGTACAGTTCTACGTCCTCGGTCTCATAGTCATTGTATATGTATTCACTTACCGTTTCCATACTCTATATGCTTCAAATTCATTAGGGTTGTAATTTTCGTATTCGGGTGCCTCGTGACAGCGATATTTCGCCACCAAATCAATTCTGCTGTTTTCTTCAACCTCCCTTTGTATTTCAGACTTATAAAAACGTTCCTTTTCTTCTTCTATTTCCTTTTCCTTCTCGAAATTGTCCTCCCAGTATTCCAAGTTCTTTTTTAGGGTGTAATAAAAACTCAACCTCTTTTTGCACGGCAATTCCTTTTCTCCACACGTTACAGTAGCACTTCTTTTTGCTATTCTATTGAACTCCTTGTCTTCCCACAAATAACCCTTTTCTTTTCTGAACCAAACTCTTTTGAGATAATAAACAGAATCCTTTACCCTTGAAACACCTTCCTTAATCTTCTCGAATCTTCTTGCAAACATATTCTTCCATTCTTCCCTGTCCGGCAATGCTATTGTATAGTTATTCAAATTAGGGTTGTATCTCATTGATTTAGTCGCCTTTTCCGGCTTCATGTATACTCTTTCTCCAAAAATCTCTTTCAATGCCTTTATAAACTTTCTCACTGTGTCTACACTGCATTTCATACGGCTTGCAATACGTTTAGGGCTTTCATAGAACGATACTTCGCAATTGTTCCATTTTATTGCCTCTAATGCGTGCTTATGCGCCATCTTTACAGCCTTTTCATAAACCTTGTCATAATCCGATTCCTTCCAGTCCTCGTTATTGTACAGCCATTCAACTATCTTTAAAATCTCGTCTTTCTTTGATTCCTCGTCATTCCATACGTCCAAATTATACTCTGCAATCTCTTTACAATACTTGTAATATCTTATCTTCTTTGAAATGTAATTCAATATCCTTGTAAAAATAGGAGACCATTTTACCCCTTTCTCCTTAATCACATAACGCAAATAATCCGGTAAATACATCTCTTCCGTTACATCCTTGAAATCCTTGTTTATGATTGTGCATACATCCTTTTCGGGAAATTTAATATAGTCATTCAATCTTAAAAACTTGATATAATCCTTCGCTTTTCTGTAGGAAATACCTACTTCTTCCGCAATCTTCAATGACAGTTCTTGTGTAGTAAAACTTCTTTTCCAAAACGTCTTATACTGATACTTCTTCTGGTTTCTCTTGCAATACTTGTTGTTTATCAATCTAATAGCGCACAATACGCAGCAATACTCGTAATCCTGGATAGTATGTATACTCTTCAAATCCTTAATAGGAGACTTAATCTTTTTTGAAATGTCCTGGCGTGATGCCGATTTTTCTGTATCTTTTTTCATACACTTCTCTTTAATTTTCTCACTCTACAAATACCATTTTTGGTTTTATGTCTTGCTTAAGGACACCCACTAATTTTTAGCTTCTTTCTTGCTAAACAAAAACAAAGAAAAAGGGGATTTTTCAAAAAGAAGCTAATGTTTAGTGAGAAAACTAAAGAGTAACCCCTTTTTCTTTTGCGGCTCCCAAATCTTCATCAGACCTTAGCCGCTATGTTTAAGCACTGCAAACATAGGGATTATTTTTCAATCCACAAAATTTTTTCGAGAAAATTTTTGCCGGGCGCGCCTTTTTCCCAAAATCCCTTCTTGTTTTCGTCTTCTTTCTTTCGCTTCGTCTCCCCTTTCTGTTTTTACTTCCGTTAACACTTTCCATATCTCACTTTATCCCCCTTCCCCATTTTTCACTCTTTCCCCTTCCTCCCCCAAACCCCCTATTGCTATATTGCAGTTCTTCCTCCTATTAATATACCCGTAAGGGTAAAAGAAGAAAGGGAACTACGTACCCCTTTAGGGGTTAGATAATACCCTTATGGTAAAATGTCAAAGTGTTGATTTCCAGATAGTTACAAATAGTAATAAATATTGACAGAAATTTCCTCGAAAAAGTCTACCTTTACACGTGTTTAATCTTAAAAATTGTAAAATATGAAAGTGATTTATGAATCGAAAATTGCGAAAATTATCATCCCGAATTTTTCCGCAATCCTAATTTTTTGCTGGCTGTTATGCAAGAAAATGAAAGAGTATTATGACGAAGAATTCCTAAAACATGAAGAAACTCATTCCTATCAATGGAAATCATTAATGATACCGGGTACCGTGCTTTTTAGCGGACTTGCAGGCGTTTTCTCGTGTCCCTGGTTACTTCTACTTATCCCGTTGACGTTCTATCTGTATTACGCCCTGGAATGGCTTGTACGTGTAATAGGAGCCTTAATCAAGTATCACCCAGGTTTCAGTGGCGGTATAAAGAAGTGGATTAAGAGAATCCAGGCTATAAACCATGACTGTTACCATGCAATCGTGTTTGAACAAGAAGCCAATGCAGTAGAAAAAGGACTGGTAGATTATGGTTTTTTATCATTCTTCAAGTATTATTAACTCGGTTGTCAAGATTTAGAAAAGAAAAGGGACGTTTCACAACGTCCCAGTCTGTCGGGTTTCGCTAAACCCAGGTTCTCATACTACAAAACAAAAATGAATAATTATACAAATTGAGTGAATATTTATGCAATAACTTTCTTTATGGAAATCGCGTTCCGCTTGATATTCCCGATTTTCCGAATAACCTCATTTGTGGAAATATCCCTATAGGAGAGAAGAATTTCCGAAAGTTCGGCAATCTTATCCACAATCACGTTCATTTCCTGTAACCGTTGCCAGCTTATGGAGACGGAAAAATGATTTTTAATGAATTCGTCACGGGCTGTTCTCGCTTCTTCCACGGTTCGGAAATAACCGATATTGTACTTCTTCTTTTCAACCTCTATTATAACCCGGTACGGCTTGTTTTTAGACCGCTTGTCATAATAATAGATATACCTGTTACTTCTCGGCTTCATCGTCTTCTTTCTTTTCGGGAACCGGAATAGTCCCCAGGCAGTGAACAAAGATGGCTGTGATAAACGGGGAAATGATAAGTGCCAGAAGCATCCATACACCGAAACTCCTGTTCATCCTTTCTGCCGTAGAGCCTACTTCGGCACTCAGCATGAGATGAACGATAAAAATAATGATAGTCAAAAACACGATACCTGCATTCATAATTTAATCCTCCTTTTTATTTAGTTCGTTAATAATTTTTACTGCATATTCCTTTAGGGTATCATCGTCCATCACTTCTCCCATCTCTTTATTTATTAGGGATAACGTGCCGTCCAGGTTCTTTCTGTATACGGCAATCATACTCATGCTTTCATCCTTTGCCGGGTCATATACGACCCGGTAGTTTCCTTTGCTTAATGTTCTCATGTTCTTGTAAAATTTTTGTTTGACTTCATTTTAATAGATTATTCAATTCTTGATTCCGTTAAATACGGAATTGTATTTTGTTTCGATAAATGCCGTATGTCCTTCATATTTACCGTTTATCTTCATTTCCAGATAGCAATACTGCAACCCATCATATCCAGTGAATTCCTTATATTCCAGTTCATAAGGTTTTAAACCTTCCTTGATTCTTTTGGACTGGTTCTTATCTAACCATTTCCTTGAATTCATAGCGTTATTCCATCCTGCTAATTCCTTCTCGTATTCCCATTGTGTTTCATTTGAAAAATAGATGGTTTTATTTAGCAATTTCTTTACGCAAGTAAGACCTACGACATATTCCTTGTTATCCATTTCTCCTTTGATTATTGCAAAATTGAATATCGTGCGTCCGCAATCCGAACAACTGTAGGCTATTCCGTTTTCAACTCCTTGCATACACATGCTGATAAGCTTGTATTCTTGTTTTGGTAAATTTCCTTTTTTCATGACTTTGTTTCTTTAATTTGTTTGACCTAATTAACCGCCTCCCTTAAGAAGACATTGCAAATATAAAACCTTATTTAGACATAAGCAAGTGCGTATGTCATTTTAACATAAGATTAACATATAATCCCAAAGAAAACACCCGGAAACATTCTTTCACGAAGAGCGTAACCGGGTGTTAGTCAAACAAATATATAAAAATTGAGAAAGAAGGTTCTAAACAATGTCCGGATAGAAATAAGGCGCGTTATCCCAGTCATTAATGGTATCTTTAAGTATTTCCCAGGAAACAAAGATAGTATGGTCTGAAAGGGCCGCTTTCTTGTTCCCGGTCCAGTAGATGGAAGAAAATACCGGGTTTTTGGACTGGACGATACTTTCAACAGTGCGCCCCTCCATATCCTCAATAATCTTATGATAGGCAAAGGAACTGATATTCCGACCCAGTACAAGGCAAAGGATATCGCCAGATTTGCACTTTAGGGCGCGCGCAATCTCCGTTCTGTCCTCACCCTTTACATTATCATTGTCACGGAGCAAAACAAGCTTGTTAGAATAACAAAGCCAATCAATGTACTGGCTTCCCCCGTCGTATGTAAATTCGTTCTTTTTGCTCATATCAAATCTTTATAATCGTCTTCCATCCTTTTTATCTCGCTTGTCAGTTCCTGGCTTAAATGGAATAGGAATTGTTTTTGATTGTCTTCCATCTCGTCCTCATTACAACTCATCTTCCTGGAGAGCTGGTCCAGATACCGGATAAACCGCTTTCTCTGGATAAGGTCTATATAGGAGACCACATAAAGAAGAGCGTCCATTCTTTTCTGAATTCCCGTAACCGTCCCTATGCACCACAAAAGAAGAGTAATAAGGACTACTGTAAGAAGAACGAGACATATAAATATCGCTGTTACCATAGCTGCAAATATATGAAAATAAAACAAATAATTAATACTAAAGAACGGTCAAATTTTCGTTCTTGTCAATATATACGGGTCTCGAAACCAGGGAACAAGGAGAAATGACAATGTATTTTCCCGGACGTACCTTTCGCAGCGTCATTCCCCGGTATTCGATAATCTGTCCGACCCATATGTAACATTCTTTCTTAATCATTGAGAACCGATTTAACTGTAAACAACTTGGTATACGCTTCTTCCTTGGTCTGGAAATAGTTAAGGTTTTTGTACCGCTTATTATCTTCTGAAAAGTCCGATTCTGTCGCAATAAACACTTCAAAAGAATCGAAATTGATATAATAGTAGGAATTGCCTATTATGGCACGCCAGCGAAGCTTTTTAAGGCATTTTTCTTTCTCGTCATAATATACCCCGTTTTCGGAAAGAACATCGTTTATACGCTTCTTTTCTTCTACTGTAGAGAATCTATAAGTCGGGATAAGGTCATAATGAGTAAACGGGTATCCATTTTTATACGTATGTAGTTTTTCACCATAACGCAGAAGAGCATGATAAGCTACTTTGGTGTCTTCGCGTTCACATTTTCTGTATATTAATATTGTACCGTCTTCATGCGTCAAACAATCGCCATCGTTAAGCTCCATCAAATAGTAATCACCATCATGTATGGAAATAAATTTCCCGTCTTTGTCACATAATACCTTTTTCATAATTATAAAATATTTTTTATTAGAAAACATAATTAATCAAATCAGAAATCCAGGACATGAATTGTATCATTCCAAAGAATAGGAAGGTGCAAACGATTGCACCTACTCCGTACCAGAAACGTACCCACCATTCACGATATTTAGTCTTTAATACTTTATTACCGAAACGACCGTGAAAGAAATTTATAAGCTGCTTTTTCATAATGTAAAATTTTTAGAATTCAACAAGAATAAGACGTTTACCGCTTTCTTTTTCACTGACCCACATATGGTTGGAACCGAAGCCGTAATCAAAAATAGAATTGAATGTAACCGGGTATTCGATTGAAGAGAACTTCATTGCTTCTCTCAGTTCTTTTTCGTCATTACATTGAACTATTTTGTTAAGCATATTGACATAAATAGAGATTGCTGTTGGTGAATGATAGGCATTCAACGGGTTTTCTACGATTGCTTTCATAATCAAATCCTCCTTTATGTTAATATATTTCATCCTCATGCAATAGTTCACAGTAAGCAGGAGTTTCAGCGTCCGTATGCTTATTGGTTATAAGAACCTCGTCACCATTGGTGTATATCCGTGTAGCAAATGCACCGAAAAACAAACTTTCTTTCATACCGAACAATATTACTGCATCATCATTTACATTTGCAAGTGCTGCAATCAATTCTTTCTTTGTCATAATCTTATATCTTTATTTGTTCAACATTTCGAGTTGTCTTTGAAGGAGATTAGCGCGGTTCTGTTCGTTGCTTGCAAATTCCATATTGCCGATAGACTTGTAGAACTCGACGTTTTCAAGTGCTTCTGCAAGCGCTTGTTTCTTTTGGGAAATCATAGAGGAAATTTCGTTAATGTTACCTCTCTTTATCATCTCTTCCATTTCCGTACCTCTCACCTTGTAAAATTCTGCTTTCATAACCTTATTTCTTTTAATTTGTTTGACTTATCGTTTTCCTTATCACATTGCAAATATAAGCACTTAATCAGACATACGCAAGTGCTTATGTCGTTTTAACATAAGATTAACATAACCTTTCTTTCAGTGACATTATATTTTTTAGAAATAGAAGAAAATGGTATGTGATTATCAGACAGTTAACACTAACTCTGAAAATTGTGTTGTTTTTCGGTGTACAATAAAATAAGGAAAATGAAAAACCGGGAACCGGACAAAACACCCGAAATTCCCGGCATCCCGAAAACAATCAAATTACCCCTTCTTCACTTTTCCAGTCACCGGAACCGTTAATTTCGTTTTCATCCATCAAAGGATAGGGATAAACGATATCTTCCACAACTTTTTCATTTTCTGAAAGCATCATGATAGGAGGCACGAGCGAATTGTAGGTTTCCTCATGCAGCAGTGCTTTCGTGCCGTCGTTACTCATTCGTCTTGTCTCCCAATCCTTATCAAATTCTTTTAATTCTTCTATAGGTATAGCTAACCACTTCATAATCAATCATATTTTAGTTTATAGTCATTAATTACTTTCTCAATTTGCAAAGGTGTGAGTTCGTCATAGAAACCGATAAGCTTGTAGAGAGCCATGTTTGAAAAATATCCGTACAATCCTATATCACCCCCAAGAACCACCTTTTGCGGCTTTAAATCTGTACCGTTCACTATCGTGATAATCTGATGTTTCAAATAGACCTCTTTTCCATTCATAGTAGTATTCAGCTTTCCGTTTATGTAAGTCACTCCACCCCAGTTATAAGTATTGTATGCTATATGATTTAATGAAATATTTATTCCAAAACTTGTCTGACCTACTCTTTGGTCGTATAGGAACCCACTTTTATCGGTAGTTAAAGATGGTATTACTTCCATAAACAACGTCTTGAATCCTTTCGTAACATTCTGCATTATCGCATAATCATCTATACTATCAAAGACAAAAGCACCGTCTGACCTGTAGCCGCTACTCTCTGTATACGCTGCATTGAATATCTCTGCATCATGTCCATTACCCGACAAATCGTCTATGATGTTACGGGTAGGAGAAGAATTGTCCTTTAGAGACATATCGTAGTAGACGTCCGGTTGCGGAATAGGAGAGCCGCCTTTCCCGGACCTCCTGTCGAACAAAAGACTTGTACCAACCCCAATCATAACCCTATATTGAATTGTGCAGTAGTACCGTCAACAAACACCTTATCAATAAGATAAGGCATAGGAGAACCCATATAAGCGGAAACCTCGGTCTCGGAAATGGTATATGTATCTGGACCAGTCTCACCGATAAGGTGTACTTTGATAGTACCACTCGTCAACGGAATAATAAGAAACGCCCTTTTGTCATCGGGAACCAAGGTGTACTTTGATAGTACCACATCTTCGGCTGGTGTGCCGACCTCGAAAGCGCGTGAAATCGCTGTTATACTCTCAAAACCCTTGTTATTTGCTATGCTTACTTTAGTAGGATACATAATTATTTCAATTTAAATTTACAAATGATAAAAATACGAAATTTGCAAAATCGCGGCTACAGTATACTGTAGTATCGATTGCCCTATAAGGGAAAATACTTTCTGTATATAGTAAAATATATTTACGCATTAAATAGCGTCACCTTCTGACCGTTGCATAGGTCCATAGTGTCCACATGCAGCCAGCTAACACCGTCTTCCAGTCTGATAGGATAAGGAAGCTTGTCGGAATCGTCCACAATGATTTTCCGTGCCGCTTCCGCTTCCATACCGGACACAGTAACGTCGAATGCGCGACCTAATGTGTGCGCGCTCATATACGGCTTTTCAAGCATTGTCTTTTCCTTGCATAGAACACACACATTGCATCGTAAACCGCGCTGGGAATAGCTGCCTCCGTTCTTCCAGTTGTTGATAATGAAGGGCTTGCATAGGATTTCCTCCCTCAATACAAGGAGCGTTTCCAGTGCTTCGGTCGTGAAAAAGCTCCATATCTGCGATTCTGAATACTTGTTATACACGTGGGGGCATACAAGTTCGGGAAGCGTGAAATACCTTCCCAGTCTTCCAATAATCTCTTTTCTTTCCATAATACAAAATAAATTAGATAATAAAATAGGGGTTGCAGTCATTCAACCAAGCTTTCACCCCCAGCCATAACAGACTTGCAACCCCTACCGCTTTGTTAACCTTTAAATACAACTGCGATACAACCTTACCAGTTATCTATCACGTCAACAAAGATAGTGTTTTTATCTCAAAAACGAGCTAAAGTTCAGAAAATAATCGCTCGCACTCTTCCAGCTCCTTTTCTATACTCTCTTTTATCATCGGAAAATAGGTTTTCGCCATATCCTCGTCAATATAGAAATAGGAATCGTAGGAGTTCGTTATTTGTATCTTCCCTTCCATCTCAAACCTGGAAATATGCTCTATTTCCTTTTTCAGATTTTCGATTTTATTGTATAGCTTATTTGCCTTTGTTAATTTCGACTTGTCCATAACTGCTTGATAATAAAGCCCCATTTCGGGGCTTTTGTGAAAATAATAAGTATATAGAAAGATTTATTCTACAATTTCCGCATCGCTTTCTGGCTCGTATTCTTTCTTTTCCTCTTCAATAGGGGCTTTCTTCCATTGGTCTATGAAGTGTTCGATTACACGTCTTCCGTCAGTCACAACCTTTTCCAGTTTTTCGTCCGGTTCCAGCATCTCATCTGCCATTGCTGCGGCTATATGTTTTGCCTTCATTACCTCTTCTACAAGGTTGCTTTCAATCAGTTCACCCAGGCTTTTCTTTGTAAGCAGGTTGAATGTCAGTCCTTCGATAATCTGCTTTCTCTTTGACATAGCCTGTAGCATAGCATTCATACGTGGAGCGAACTGTTCCGGCTTCATGTTCTCGAAGCTCTTGTCATCAAATCCCTCGAACTTTTCTGCCGCCATGAATGCCACTTCATATTCTTTGGGTGTCATTACCACGCCAGCCTGTAAGCATTCCGTGCAGAACAAGATGAACTTTACATTGTTTCTCAAATCTTTTTCCATAATCTTTTGTCTTTTAATATGTTGTTTTTATAATTGTTCCACGTTGTACAATGATACAATAACCGTTCCAGGACTGTTCCTTACGTCATATTGTCTGTTATATGCCTCTTCCCCCTTCTTTGCAAATTAACAATTATAGGTTGACGGTTTATAATCATGTTATCGGGGCTGGGCATTCCCTTCTTTATGCCAAAGGGTCTTTCCCTTCCCGGTTATTCATATCACTGCTTTTCCTCTTTGATATCCCTATTACCATTGTAACAAATGTATAACGGGTTAATAATAAAATATGGTCTGTAAGGTATCGTGGAGGGTATTTCTCTTTTTTATTTCTCCTTGTATATCCCGGTCACTACCCCTTCTTCATCCGTTATGAATAGGGTCTTGTGTTCCTTTGATTCATACACCCTTTCCGACAGTCTTCTTACCGGGTATGTGTTGCCGTTGCTGTCCTTGATGGTGTACATTATTTTGTTTCCTTTCTTGAAATCCGGTTCCTTGGATTGCTTCTCGTTGTCCTTCGTTACCCACTTGTTGCATATATATAGGAGGCGCACCGCTTTCCGGAACACATAGAAATCGTCCTTGTCTATCATTACCCCTTCCTTGTTTCCGAATCCAATTGAATAGACCATTCTTTCCATGTCGTATACCTTATGCAGGAGCTTTGTTAGGGTATGGGTGAGATGGAAGATTGTTTCACTAATCATGTTTTCCGTGTCTTCTTCTTCCTTTATTTCAATCGTTGTCTCCTTGTTTATGAATGGGTCCAGTACGTCAATCATGCCGGACATCACGTCAGTAATAAACTGTCTTGCAGAATGTCTTACACATGGTATGCTGCCCTTTTCTTCTATGAGTATCACATCTTCCCCCTCTTTATAGACTGCATTCATGCCGAGTTCCGTTGTGCACATCAATGTGGCCATATCGGTTCCCTTGATTATATACGTGTCTCCGTACTTATGCTTTAGCTTGTATATGGCATTGTTCATTCTCTGTTCAAACATCTTTACCTCTTTCTTTACCTCTTTCTTTACCTCTTTCTTTTCTTCTTCCATCTCCTTATAAAAATCATTCAAGAATTGTTCCACGTGGAACAATGGGCTTTTTGCCGTCTGTTTTCCTATCAATATAGCGGTAGCTTGTTTTGATTTAGAGACTGTTAAGTCCATTAAATCGCAAATATTGAATACTTTATTGATACTGTTTTCTGTACAGCACACCAGAATACTGTTATCGTACTTTTTCTGGAATTCTTCTCTATCCATAATCTTTTTATTTTTAAGTTTCGTAAAATATCTATATTGATTGTCAAGAAAATAGGGGCTACTTCAATTTTCACCCCTTCTTTCCGTGTACTTAATAATTTGCGACCCTTTGTCGGGTATTGGCTACAAAAGTCTTGTTGTTTCCGGCAAGCTTTATCGGACCCAGGTTCTCCCAGTCACCGTTTGCCCATGTTTTCGTTATGATGGAATCTATGTACTTGTCCATATTCTCCTTGATAAGCTTCTTTGCAGGTGCCAGGGAATGGAAGGTGAACATAGGGCTTGTCTTTTCGCAGTCCACGTTATATTCCCACTTTTTCAATTCCTTGTTGAATTTGTCACCCTTGTACTTTACTGTCACGGGTTCACTGAAATATACTGTATAGGTCTTCATTTTTGTTTTGATTTTAGTGACTAATGATTATCTGTAATACTGTTCCCTTGCTGCCTTCGCTATCGCTTCCCCGTATTCTTCCGGACTTGCCAGGTACGGGATATTGAACAGTTCCGATACAAGTTCGAGTTTTTCCTTGTTTGTCATTCTCTTTGCCATGTCCTTTATAAGGTCTTGTCCGTTCAAGTCTATATATTCCTTGTATGCCTCGTGAAGTTCTCCACGTTCGTCCAAATCGTCGATTATTCTTCTTGTAGGAATACATCTCATTATCTCTCTGATATACACGTGGTAGTCTTCACTTTCTTTTATCACTTTGAAGATAGGTTCAAATGAATTCATGTCTATAAAATCCATCACCTTTTCTGCGATTTTCTTTCCTTCCAGTTTTACTTTGGGGCTTGCCATAATCTTTTGTTTTTATTTGTTTGACATCTTGTTTCTTATCACAACGCAAATATAAGACCTTATTTAGACATAAGCAAGTGCTTATGTGCTTTTAACATATAATTAACATATAAAAGGATATAATAAAAGCCAGCTATTTATCACAAACTGCTGGCTGTCAATTAGATATTAACTACTAATACTCAAAAAATGAACATAAAGTTTTTTGTTTGATTTTAAATCTCGTAGTCCACATCCCATGTTATCGAATCCAAAGATACGAATTTATACCCGGTTTCCTCTTCCAGGACTGATTTTATTTTCTCTACTTCCTTGTCTGTAGGAGGAATCTGCATTATTTCCACATCCATAGGCACATGTACCTGTACCGTTGTGTCCTCGTCCATTCTCATTGTTGCGATTGCTACTATCATACTATTTATTATTATAGGGTTAATTAATCATTGTATTCTTCCGGTATCGGTTCGTTCTGCATCCATTTCACGTACAGTCTTTCCATACAAATGTCAATTTCTTTTAATGCTTGTTGTTCGGTCAGACCATATTCTTTTGTAAGTCTTTCCATCATGCACTTTATAACTTCTTCAACATATATCTTTACCATAACTACTTTATTTTTAATTGTTTAAATAGGTGTACTATCTATCGCAGACCGTACACCACATGAATTTTGAAAATCATAAATTAACTAAAAGTCAAAACAAAATGTAATTATTTCTTTCCGATTTCAACACCTTTCATCTGTCGTAGGCGGTTAAGAAGCCGTTCTCTTGTCTTTGATTTGGACGGTTCCTCGATTATCTCTGCCTCGACCACTTCGGGTATCATTTCTTCCACGAATTTCTTGTTTTCCGTTTCTATTTCTTTCCAGTCATAGGACTTTATCAATGCTCCAGGAAGCATGACTTTTTCAGACCCTAATACCGGGTTGCTTGCAAAGCCGTTAAAGTCCTTGTAATAGGAGGTGCAAAGCTGGTGCATCAGTATTTCGGGTCTTATTCCCGATTTTGCGGCTACCATACCCACTATCAAACTGTTTACGGGGATGTCTCGCATTACGCGGCTTATGTTCTCTTCACCATGCAGGGTTGCGTTTATGTCTATTTTCCCGTCAACTGTAAGTTTAATTTCATTACCTTTTACTTCCTTCCGTGCGGCTTCCAACAAAGCGCGTATTTCCTTTAGGATATTGAGTGCACTTCCCACGTTTCCTTTGCTCCAGAACTCTTCATATTTGAGCTGCAAGTCTGTCATACAGTCATTTATGATTTCCAGTCTTCCGGCTTCCGTTGCCACCTTATAGCGGTCAGAACGCATCACGTACTTGCTTTGCCTTGCCTCTATGAGTGACTTGTGATTGTTGAAGAATTTTACCAAATCTTCTTCTCCCAGCGAATAACCTTCCTTTTTCCGGATAATTTTAATAATATCCTTGGGGTTGTGCATGGAGCCGAACAAGTCCAGTAACATAGGGGTGAGTTTGGCAAGTGCCTTTGCTTTGTCGTTATGCAAGTCGAAAGCATGGAAATACTCACTCTTTACCCTGTGGAACTTGGCAAGAAGGGGCAACATCACATTTGTACGAATTTCTGTAGCGTCGTTTATTGCTTCCTGGGATGCTCCGCGTTTCGCCATGATACCCTTTATGTTGACAAGCTTTAGGTCTATCACATAGGTATAACCTTCGTTCCCCTCATACTGCATAAAACGGTCCGGGTGTTCGTCAAGCTCCCTTCTTACCATCTCATAGGCTACATATTTATCCTGCATGTAGGGAGATGCAATCAGCACGAAATCGGGCGCATCTTTTAGAATGTCCTCTTTAGTATATTCTATCTTTTTTGCCATATATAGAAGTTTTACCCACAAAGGTAAGTTTTAATAGGGAAATAAGCAATAGTTTATTTGCCAAATTAATACCATGTACACGAAACCAAAACTTCTTCCTTTTCCTGTTCAACAAATGAAACCTCCGGTTCCACATTTTCACTGATTGTTGATTCAAACCATAGCATTTCTTCCGGCTTCGCTGTCATATCCGGTTCCATAAATTTTTCTTTGTTCATCGTAATATCTTTCTATTTCTTTTTCTACTGATGTAATTTCCCACGGCTGTAGCAACAAGTCCATTTTTATAACCTTGCATTGAGGCAGCCATACTCTGTCATTGTTGTACTTGACATTCTGCACCGCATGCACATCCACCTCTACCAAATAGCGGTTCTCCTTTCCAATAACAACGGGTTCAAAGTTGACGGCATAGCATGCCATCTTATGTACAAAATCTCCCTTATCCTTGTATTCAAGCACGAAATTGCAAATAAAACCGTCGTTGTTGTCGTTATAAGTCTTCGTAACCTTCTTTTGATAGAGGTAAGCGATTATTTTCTGTATCATTCTTCGATTCTTTTTCGTTGTTTTCTACGATACCTTGTATTATATATCTCTGGTATGCGCTAAAAATAAATCTGTCCAATAAAGGGCATGAATCATTGTTCTCGTATCTTCGTGTATGATTCAGAATAAAACTGTCGTCCGTGTTTTCCGTTTCGTACACGACACGTTCTTTATTGTTGTCATTGTCCCTATAGGTGATACTTGTCTTTACCTTGTATTCTTCGTCTTCTCCTTCCGACTGAATGTTTATCGTTATTGTCTCATTCAGTTTATACCGTGTTGGGCTTAAAGTATGTTTCAATTTTTCAATACTTACATATTGATACGAGCGGTTAAGGGGCGAATTAACTATAATCACATCTTCTTCGTTTATCCCATGCCATCCGCAACTTTCATTGGAATATGAAACAATGGCATTCCCAGTCTTTCTGTTATACCCTACAAGCATGGAAATACGTCCCATGTCCACCTCTTTTCCGATATGATTTTTGATATACGCTACCGCTTTAGTAACGAATTCGCCTTCTTTTGTGGGGATAGCTACATGTCCTCCCATCACATAATCCCACTTCAAATAGTAATATTCTTTGGGGAAATAGAGGGGGTGAATAATCTTTACAAAAATTTCATCGTCATAACCACCATATCTTCTCTCCCATTCTATAAGAACTTCGCTGTTCGTTATATCCACTTCCTTTTCATCCGCTATTTCCTGCAATTGCTGCAATACTTGTTCTGGCGTGTATTCACATATAAATTTGCTACTATATATGTATTCTCCGTCATATCTTCTTCCTATTCTTGCATATTTTTCAAGCGGCAAATGAATAGAGTTTTCTGGTCTGCTTACCGTCTCTTTGAAAATTCTTTCTATGTCTTCCTTTTTCATAATCGTACTGTTTAAATATCCCAATCTTTTAACGCCATTTCCAGGCATTGGCTTATGCTTAGCTTCGGGTCTTCCTTTAGGTATTCAAGTGCTGTAACAGCTACTTCTGGTTCAAGTCCGTATCTGCTTGCCTTTATCATGCACTCCAGCCAATAGGTTCTTTCTTCTGTGTAGGTCATTATTTACCCTCCTTACATTTTTCTACAAGTTCCAAATTTTGAGGAATGAACGCCCTTTGTTCACCGTCTATCTTCAAATGATAATAGCGGTTGTTCTCCGTTCCGCATATACTTGCCACTTCTGTAATCTGCCCGATTAGCATCATATCGGAACAATGGAGTATCTTTACCTTGTCGCCTACTCCGAATTTCTTAGTTTTCATAATTCTTTTCTACTTTATAGTTAAATGCTTCCAAAAATGATTCTACCACCATCTTGTTAAGTATTTGTTCTCCCTGGTGTATATAGATAGGAATAAGATGGTGTTTCTGGCACCACATATCCATTATTTTAGATTCTGCAAACTGCCACAGAAGCTTTTCATAGCTTTCTTCCGTATGCACCTGGGTTTCTCCTTTGGGGTTGGTTATTCTTATCATAGTATTGTAATTGTGAAGGGCTTTTAAAAGCCCTTCTTGTTATAAATTCAAACAACAAACAGACATATCGCATTCCTCGTCGTATTCGTAGCCAAAAAGTTTTCCTTTGAAGTAGTTCTGCAATCTTTCAAATGCGCTTTTGTTTTCTTCATCCCAAGCTATCGTTATCATGTTAACACGGGCAAAAGTTATTTCAACACTAACTTTTGCAACCTTTGAAAGAGTGTTTTCTAACATTTGTTTCTTGGCTTTAAATACTGAATTCATAATCTTATCTTTTTGTTGTTTGACTTATCGTTTTCCTTATCACACCACAAAGATAAGATTATGTTATGACATACGCAACTGCTTATGTCGTTTTAACATATAATTAACATATCAGTCCTTTTCCACATATTCGATTATAGGAGTTTCCTCTACCTTCGTCAGTCTGCATTCACCCACAAGGTCTTGCATGTATTCCAGCGCTTTAGTAGAGGCTTTTATAAAGTCCTCATGCTGTTGCAATATAACCAGCTTGTATTGTTTCAGCTTTCCAGAAGCGGTTGCCTCACTATATACGCCTGTGCACTTGTACCATCTTCCCCCGTGCTCTTCGTTGCGCTTCACCGAATCTATAATAACCTCCTTAATAGGGGATATGGCAAAGTCCGCGTCTATGTTAAACATCCCGTACCCGGTTGCCATTGTTTCAGCATCCATGTAGTTTTCTGCCTGTACCGCTATGACATCGACGAACTTTTTATAGGTTCCCTTTACCGAATCCGGGTCGGGTGCCATATAAGTAAACGTACACTCGAATATCATTCCTTCTCCTCCTCTTCCTGTTTGGGACAAAGCACGCATATAGGGACTGCCGGATATTGGCATACAAGCGGAATGCAGTCCGTTTCCGCGTTTCTGTTCTTCCCCCTTATCCTTTGTATCAAATCATTGAATTCTTCTTTCTCCACGAAAAGATATAAAGGGTGTACCTTGTAATCTTTGTCCTTCTGTATCATTATCTTCTGCTGCTCCATGTGGATATTCAGCATTTCCTGGGTAGGCAAGTGGTCTTCCAGTCCTGTTACCTTGTTGGCGCATATAAGTGATACACTCTTTCCCGGTTCAAGTACGGGGATATACATTTTTTGCTTTTTCATAACTTCAAGTATTTACCTTTGTCAATTCTTTTTACTTCTCCTTTACTCATTTTCTTTAATAGGAAGTGGTCTATTCCACTTTTTACGGAACCGGGGTGGAAATCCTTTATCTTTGAGATAAATTCAATCCGGCAAAATTCCGTGCCCGGTTTCATGCGCTTGAATTCACGGTCTATTTCCGTATATACGGTCTTCTTTGGTTCGTCGTTAAACATTGCAATATACAAGCTCCTTTCTTGCTCTTGTTATGGCTACAAACAATAAACATTTTTCATTATACAGCGCTTCTTCTGTGTTCGCATACTTGCTGGGAATCAAACTCCTGTTCAGCAAGAAAACACGGTCTGCTTCCAGTCCTTTAGACTTGTGGATAGTGGATAATACGATACCTTCCGTATCGTCCTTATATATCTCCTTTATATTGTCTTCCAGCTTCTTCATGTCTCCCCAGTTCTTGTAAAGCATTTTCAATATGGTACACTTTTCAAGAAGTGACACATAGGAAGGGTTATTCTTTGCCTGGATATCGGTAAGACCCCGTTCTTTGAGTTCCGAAATTTTCTTCTCGCACATCGTGTCCAAGTCTTCAATATGTTTTATCTTATCCACCAACGCCACAAGTGCATCACCGTAATCCTTACCTTTTATTGTCGCTTTCTTTCCCATTTCTAACAAATAGAGAAAGACAGTTGCCAAAGGTAAGTTATTCCGGCATAAGATAAAATCTCCGTTTTCCGCTTCATCGAACTCTCCTTTTCTTACAACTCCGTCTATTGCATTAGGTGCGGCAACAATACCATTGTTAAAAACTTTTCTCGCTTCTTCTACTATGTTCTTGCCGCATCTGTATGTGATATCCAGCGGTAATACTACAGTATTAGGATAAGATTGCAAGGACTTGAAAACCTCTAAAGAACTCCCCTGGAAACCGTATATACATTGCCTGGAATCACCAACAACTACAAACCGACCGCTTTTCTTTATATAGCGTAAAGCAAGCTCTTTTTGTAAGGTATTCGCATCTTGTTGTTCGTCCAAGGTAACAATATCATATTTAGGGAAATCCTCACTATCAAGTAGTTGGTAAGGGAAATAAAGCATATCAGTAAAATCAATGTTAATTTCTTTTACTGAATTTATCTTCTTCATTTCCTTGTGCCAGGCATTTCTAATTTGTTCCATGTCCCCTACCATACGTTCCTGGAATTCGATATTCTTTTCAATACAGATACCCGGTATTTCCTTCTCGTAATCCGTAATAAGGTTGACCCTTATGTAGTTCCATATTATTTGAATCTCGAATAGGTATCGAATCTGCTGCTTCACGTCCATATCCTTTGTGTCCAGAATTTTCTTCCCGATAACAAAGCATTTATTCTCGTTGATTTTCGGCTTTATACGGAAATTGGAAAGCAGTACGCGCAAACCTTTAGAGTGAAAAGTGTTTACATCTATATGAGACGGCAAGCGTTCCCTCAATTCTTCCGCAATGCTCTTATTGAATGCCATAAACAGAACCTTTTTATTAGGTGGTGTCCGTCTGCAACACTCCACTATACAAGTTGTCTTGCTGCTGCCTGCCGTTGCTTCTATGGCAATATTCTTTCGTGTGTTCTCGTATGCGTCGAAAATGGCTAACTGTCTGTCACTCCATTTCATCTTGTAAAATAGGTTAACTGATTGATATAATCTACCAATGATTTATAGTCTTTTTCGCGCTTCATGTCCATTTTCTTTTTAACTACGCTTAGAACATCACCGAATTCTATATTATTGTAGAAAACAGTCCTGTTGTAGTCTATCTTATTCATTACCCATATGTCTACGTCCACATCCTCTATCTTTATACGATATAGAGGACTTGTTTCCAGATATTCGGAAAGGATGTCGCTTTTCATGTCCTTGTTTATCCCTGCCATTGTCTTTAAAACGCGTAATGAATCGTCGCTTATCCCTTCCATCTCTATATCAAGGTCGTGTGGTTCCACATTGAAACCATGTATATACATAGCCATACTTCCACCCACAACCATGCGTTTACACTGCAAATTGTTCTTTAATACGTTCAAAACTTTAAACAATTTGTTAACTTTCTCTTCTTTAGTCCAAACAAAATCTTCATTCATAATTCTATCATTTTATCAAGTTCGTAATTATCAAAATTCTTGTAATCTGCCAGCATGTCGGCCACATGATTTCCGTATATTATAGGGTTGTTTACATCCTTTTCATGCCCTCGGACTTTCATAAACCGTACGACCATCCGTCTACGCTCGCATAGTTCTTGTTTTATTTTTTCTATAATATCCTTGTTTACCGTCGGTCTTAATTCCGGGTCCGTCATACAGCTAACTGCATACTGGCTGTCGCTCCATATCGTAACCTTTAGAGGTACCTCCTTTTTCATGCTCTGCACGGCATGCAATATCGCCCTTAGTTCACATCTGCTTATAGTGGTGTCGCTGTAGCCCTTGGAAATAAAGTATTCCTTTCCTTCTTCCTGGATATACACACCGCAACCGCCAAGACGTGACTTCCATTCACAACTGCCGTCGGTAAATATTGTTATTTCTTTTCTTTCCATTCTTTCAACTTCTTTATCAGTGCAATATCCATTGAATCGTCACGGCTTACCTGTACGTCAATGCCCTTGTTGACCGCATCCGTTACCTTTATCTTTCCGTCCAGCAATTCGCGTATCTGCATATCTATTGTGTCACTGGACAACAAAAAATAGACGTTCATTATCTGCGTCTGCCCCATGCGGTCTATACGCCCGGTTGCCTGCTCCAGTTCTGCCGGGCGTTGCGGCAATTCGATAAACGCCATATTGTAACAATATTTCTGCAAACCGTCTATACCTGTGGACAAAGATGCAATGTTGGCAAATAGGAAGGTCTTTTCTTTCTTCCATGTCTCAACCTTTCGCATCTTTTCTTCCGTGCTGTATTTCCCGGTCACAACCTCACTGTTCTTGAACTCCTTTCCAAGCCTTTCCAGTATGTCGGTCGTGATACCGAACACTATCATTTTCTCGTCCTCGTTTGCTTCGCTCCATTCCTTCAAAAACTGGACAATGAACTTTATTTTCCCATTTATAGACAGCTTTTTCAATCCGGACAACCTTACAAGCTGCTCCGCACGTATGGCACGTTCTGCCGCCTCTATGTCAATATTAGCCAGCCATTCGATAAAATCCTTTTCTGCTTTCCTATATTCCTTTTTATTGGTTATCGGTACATTCACTGTCTGTTTGATTATAGGCGGCAATTCGTTCACCACGTCTCGCAATTCCTTCCGGAAATAACAGTAATGCTTTATTACCTTGTTCAGTTCCATCGTACACGAAGCCCCGGTACATACAAGTCCAAACCGCGTTTTCTTTGCAGCGCAATATCTGTAGAGATAATATAACGAATCCGGGAATATCTCTTTAAATCTTCCAAGAATTCGTAATATATTGATAAGCTCCTGGGGTCTGTTCATAATTGCCGTACCACTTAATCCTATGGTTTTTTCTGCATTCTCCACGATTTTTTGCACGCATTTAGAACGTATAGATTTCGGATTCTTACATAGGTGTATTTCATCGATTACCGCTAACCCCCATTTCTTGGTAAGGGAACGGCTGTAACGAAGTTTTACTTCTTTCTTACCTTCTTCCTTTGCACTACGTTTGAAAAGATAGTCATAATTTATTACCGTAACATCCGCTTTCCAGTCCGTGTTAGTCTCGTCCTTTGAATCAATCACATGTACCGTTCTGTTAGGGTTGCACAGCTTCCATTCGTTGACCCAGCTTTGTTTTACCGTTGCCGGACAAACCACAATGCAGGGGAATAGGTTAAGCAATTCTGCCAGTGCTATGGACTGTCTTGTTTTCCCTACGCCCGGACCGCAACCGTTAAGGCAATTGCCATGATTAACCATATAGGACACGCCCTCTATCTGATAATCCCTTAGATGTAGCGGCAATCCCAGGTAATCGAACATTTCTTTCAACTCCTTTTCATTTACAAGGGGCTTGATTTCCTTTAGGGGGATTTCTATCTGTCTTTCCGGTTTTTCGTTCTTGAATCCGTTACCCTCCAAGAAATATTTTAACATTTGAGATTTTTCTAAAGAAGGTTCAAAATACCACTCTTTCAAAGCCGGGTTATATTTGGCTCCGAAATCACGTTTCATTTTATTTACAAAATTGGCGTTATAATTAAAGCCAATATAAACGTAGTCCTTATCTCTATACCAATATCTCATTACCAAAAGATTTACAAAAATAAGAGGCTTATTTTCTCAAACCAGCCTCTCCCACTATGTCAAACAAACAAAAGAAACTCAATCAAACATTGAATTTTTCCTTAAATTCCTCAAACGTGAAAACAGGTATTCCGTATTGTTCCGCTTTCTTTTCCTTGATGGTTCCCAATCCTTTTTCCTTCACCACCAGGCATGTTGTTTTCTTGCTTACAGAAGAACCTATCTTATGCCCCATGTCCGTTAATTTCTTTTCCGTATCGGGCGAACGAAATCCGGTAAATACAACCGTCATTTGTCCTTCAAAGGTCTTTTCTTCCAATCCGTAATAAGTTATAGGGATATGTGCGGAATCATCATCGTTCACCCACCAATCTTCAATACCTAAAACAAATGCTAAAGCTGTATTAAATCCGACACCTTCAACTTTGTCTTCAATGTCAGCCGCCCAACTTTCATCACATTCTTTTGCAAAATCAGCTACATCTTTACAAGTATATAACTTTAATCCGTCAAGAATTTTTTGGCATGTCTTTTCGGCTATTACACCCCCAAATTTATTATAGGCTGTCAATAATTTTGCAAAGTTCGTACCTTTCTTTTTTAAGTTTTCAAACTGTCTTGACAGTACCTTTGCACCTACATTTCCTATGCCTTCAATCTTCTTAAGGTCTTCTTCCGATAATAGGAGAATGCTGTCCGGTGTCTTGTACCCGGCATTGAATAGCTTCTTTATTGTCGGTTCTCCGAACTCTTCAAAACCCAAAGTATTGAAAAAATATACACATTTGGCAAGCATTACACCGTCACAATTTTTGTTGAAACAAATCAAGTCCACATTGTTTCTGTCCATCTCCAAAGGTTTCCCACAAATGGGACACTTGTCGGGCAAACAACTTTTTAAAGTAGGCCAAGACACGGTAAATATATGTTTCGGTATCACATCACCAGAACGGCAAATAATGACACGTGAACCTGGCATAATAAAATTATCCTTTACATAACGGGCATTATATGCTGTACATTTGGAAACCGTAGCTCCGCACAATTCAACGGGTGTAATGTCGATTACCGGGGATAATCTGCCGTCCTTTGAAATCTGCCATCTTACATTTTCTACCTCTGTTTCCTCTCTTTCCGACCAATCCGGGTTCTTGTAGGCAATTGCATAACGTGGGTTGCCGTTCGGCAATCTTCCAAGCTCTTTTCTTATTTTTGCGCTATCCACGTCTATAACAAGACCATCGCACTTGTAATCATTCGTTATGCCCTTGAAAATATTGTCCATATATTCATTAAACATCTTTTCGCTATGAATGATTGATTCTACGAACGTTTCAACATAACGGACTTTTACAGATGAATTGTCATTCATAAAGGCAATCATGCTTACCTTGTCCCAATCCTCGTTAGAATATCCATACCTTACATACTGCACATCCCTCATATTCGGAGATACAGTAGGAGAATTGACAAGACCTGCTACCGCATTTCTCGCTGACTTGTAATTTGTCCGCTTCTTTAATGTCAAGAAAGTGGAATTACGGAAAATGGCTTCTCCGAAAGTATAATATCCTTCTGTCCTTTTCACGTCCTTAAATTCGTGGTTAATCATCTGTTCAAAATGAGAAGTACAATTCTGTCCTACCTCGCCATTTCCGCGCGTCCACGCCTTCTTGTTATATTCGTCCACGCATAAGGAAATTCCATCAAATTTAGGAGTGATAATCAGTCGGTCTTCATTTTTCAGTCCACATGACTTTACCCACCTTACAATCTCGTCATAAGTTTTTACCTTTTCCAGGCTGTACATGGGGATAGGAAGGGTTTCTTTTCTTCCCGAAACCTCGTCATTAACCCCTTTCTTGAACCAATCCGCATCTGGGTTGACCTCATGCAATTGTTCTACAAGCGCGTCAAATTCCGCATCCGTTATTTCCGGTTCGCCTCTACGATAGGCGTTGTTATATTCTTTTATTTTACCCTCCAATACTTTAGGGTCTAAATTCGATTTAACCATATTATTATAATTTTGAAAGTTCTGCACGTAATTTTTCTATATTGTCACATTCATTCCTCTTAACATCTTCTTTAGAAGTTTCCGTGAGAATAACATACGCTTCTGGGAAATTATCTTTCAATTTTTTTGTTGTATTGATATTTTCAAGTGCGCATTTTGTCCGGTTTTTGATATTAGATGCTTTCCTATCTAACTCAATCATTCTATTGACAAAAAGTTTTGCTTCCGTCGAATTTTTCAATTCTTCAAATTTTGCATCAGTTATAAACGAATATACAAAATAATTTACTTCAATATAACTTACTATATTGTATATTCGTTCGCGTGTAAAACTTACCAGATAAATACATTCTTTGGTTTTTACTACATTAGGGTATTTATCCATAAATTCAATAACATCTTTTGGTAAATTTTTCTTGAAAAATTCGTCGGCAAATCTTCCAAAATCTTCAAATTCTTTTCTTGATTGTTCTACAATAGGCTTGATTATGCTTTTTGCAATCCTATCTTTTTCACTAATCGTTAATCTTTCGCTTGCCATATCAAAATTCGTTTTTCTTGTTAGCAATAAAGTAAATGTAATCGTCACTTCCGAACTTAAAATCCTTTCTCGGTCTTCCCTGTAACCGGGTGTCTATTCCGATAGGGTTCAATTCAGACAATTGGAAAGTAAGGTGCTTAACATCTTCCGTTATATCCACCGCTCCGCGCGCCTCGTTAAACGGATTATCCCTTGTTTTTGTGGCAAAATTTTCCACCAGGAACACCTTGTATGTTCCTAAAAAATTCACTGTTATAAACTTGTAGCCCGTGAGAGCTACAAGTGTCCATATATTTTCTATTAATTCGTTCACTATCCAAATCTTTTAAAGTCATTCACATAAATAAGATAATCCTTCTCGTAGAACTTCCATCCGTCATACATTCTGTCAAGATAATTTTTAATCATCCTCATGCAAGCGGCTTTCATATAGTTCTTTTTCTTGTTTCTTTCAAGATAAGCGTCCAGTTCCTCATAGTTATATGTCTCATCCTCATTAAAGACTTTAGAGTCGTCAGTATTGAAATTTCTGATTTCGTTTATCTTTTCGTAAATACTGTTCTTAAGTTCTTCAAGTGATTTCATAATCTTATCTTTTTATTTGTTTGACTTATCATCTCTTAATCTCACATTGCAAAGATAAGATTATGTTATGAGATACGCAACTGCTTATGTCATTTTAACATATAATTAACATATCACCCACCGAAAAAGTCCTTAGTCATTTTATCCCTTTTAGCCTTTATAACCTCGCTAATACCGTCTTTTTCAAGACCTTTCTTGTATCTGTCTTTGAGGATAGAGGCTTTATTTTCGTTGGACTGGGAACCGAAAGAAGCGAACGCCACGTTTATATCACCTTCACTTTCCGGCAATTCCTCGCGGTACCCCATCTGTTTTCCGCATACCTTACAATAAGGCACATTAATAGGCACGGTTCCTTTGTCGGTGTACTTAAACATCGGGCGCGTCTCTATAATTTCCTTCCCGAACTCCGTGCATTCCTTGTTTTCACATTTCCAATATATCATCTTTCTTTGTTTTAGCTGGCAATCCTTCCAATACCAAAGTTACACAATCCTCGAAGCTCATAACTTTTGCACCGTCTTCTTTCCATCTGTTGATATCTTCATCCTCTTCTTCCGGTGTCGGTCTGAATATCTTCCGACACAATTCCCTTTGATACTCTTCGTTCTTCTCTCTATTATCACCATACATTGAACATTCTCCTAATGTATTATAATAATCTTCTTCTGTCATTCCTGCCTTAAAACAAGCAACCTTTATTGCTGCGTTAGGCACCACAAAACTTTTTCTTATATACTCTTCCATATCATTGTTATTTAAAATGTCTACGTCCATATTCTGCCATCAATAAAGAATCGGCAAAGTTATCATCGTCCTTTAGGCTCCTGCTGGACCGTTTTAGGCTCACATCCGGGAAAATACGGTGTGCCGCCACGATACTCATTTTCTTTACGTCCTTTACCGTCTTGGTACCATCGTTTTTTGTTACCATCTTTATACCCTTGTGCATGTCCGACTGCCATTTTTTAGGCGGTATCTTTGTATAGGGTAATCCGGCAATTGCACAAAAGAATTCCGGCACGCACGAATTATAACCGAACGTAAACGTTCCTTTTGCCGAAGAACCATACAGTGCATGCACATCCTCTATCACAACATGCCGGACCTCGTAACCTTCGACAAAAGCAAGCATCCTATTTGCCGTCTCTATCATATCCACTACCTTAATATCCTTAAAGATGGGTTCAGCCTTGACAAAGGTTCCATCTTCCGCAATCATTGATACAAACCCCTTTGTTCCGGGGTCAAATCCCATAAATACTTTCATGTTACACCTCCAGTCTTGATATTCCGTTTTCTTTTATTACTTTAAGTTGCTTTATCTCGTCATTAAGCTTTGGTACATGCGTAACAATCAATATTGATTGTTTCAAAAACTCCGTAGAAGCTATTATATTTTCTATACCCAAAGAATCGCTGCTTTCCAACACTTCGTCCAGCAATAAAAAATCCATGCCTCCATATTGTTTTGTGGCATTAATCATGCTTTGTATTGCAATGATAAGAGCCACTTCCACACGTGCCTGTTCACCGCCCGAATAGAAGAAAAAGCTTTCCATTTCATCACGGAAAACATAGGGTGTTATCTCCTCTTTCAATGTTCCGTTCGCATTCCGTTTGAAACCTTCAATCATCAGACGCAAATCGCTTTTCATTTTCTTTAGTACATCATTGGCAGCACTCTGAATATTCTTTATCTGTTCCATTGCCAGGTACATCTTAAAGTCTTTAAAACGGCTATCCCATTGCTGTACTTTGAAAATCTCGTTTTTCTTGTCAAGAATTTTTTTGTTGCCTTCCTCTATGTCCTTGGAAAGTTTTTCTACCGCCTTTTCCTGGTCTTTGATAGAGGGTCTTTCCGCTTTCTGCTTTTTCAACTCCTCTATATACCCAGTCTTGGAATCAATAAGAGAACGGTTTGTTTCAACTTCTGAACGCATCTTTACAATGGAGTTTTCATATCCCTTTTTCTCGCGTTCAAACTCCCTTATACGGTCTTCCACCTCCATCATCTTATCAACCACCTTTCCACGACGGACACGCAGTTTACGTTCTTCCTCTTCCGTTTCTTTCCTTACATCTTGGTATTGGGAGATAAGGTCTTCCAGTTCATTAATAGAGGTTTCATATTCATTTTTCTTTACCGTATTCTTATCAATGGCTGTTTTATAAGCCTCTTTGTCAGCCTCCAGTTCTTCAAAATCCTTGTCAGCATCCATAAAAAACTTATGATTGCAGTTAGGGCACACAATGACACCAGAAAGCAATACTTCGACCTTCTGTAATTTCTTCTCATAATCAGCTAATTTCAGCGCATAATCCTTGCGCCTTTCTTCCTTGTTTGACTTGTCTTTCTTTAGTCCGGCTATTTCCGTGTCTATCTCTTTATAGGTGTCCTTGTAAGCATCCATATCAAAGCTTTCAAGTTCTTTACTTACTTCTTCTTTCAGCTTTATAAGCCCTTCGATATCCTTGTCTACGCCTTCGATATCCTTTTCCGCTTTGGGAATACGCATCCTTACAAGGTCTTCAATAAGAATTTGTAAAGAATATATTTCTGACCGAATCTCACCTATAATACCCTTTTTCTTTTCTTCCGGGTCTTCGCTTAACACTTGCTGTATCTGTTCCTCATAGGCTTGTTTCTTGCCTTCCGCAACATTTTTCAAGCATTCTTCTTTGTGCAATTCTTGTTCCAATATTCCGACTTTTTCGGAAATCACGCCTTTTGTCTTGTCAATATTGGAGAAATTGACAAAGCGACTTATCAAGGCAAGTTTCTCCGTATTGGACGAACGAAAAAAAGACGAATAATTACCCTTGGTTACGATATAATAGGACTTGGCGTCTTCCGGTGTAATCTCAATCCAGTTAATCACATATTTGTTCGCGTCCAACACTGTAACTACCGTTACGGGCGTCTCTACATCATCTTTCTTTAGGGTTAATGATACTTTGGAAGAACTTTTCAACGGAATTGTACGCTCAATTATCAGCGTTTCTTTACGTTTTTGACAAAATATTTCAACTTTGGTATAAGCTTCTTTCGTTCCTTTACGTATCAGTTTCTTGTCTTCCTTTCCTCTTAGATTAACACCATATATCGCGTAGAACAAGCCTTGTGACAAACTTGATTTTCCGCTACCATTGGAAAGCTGGTCTTCCTCGGTTCGGTTCTCTCCAGTCACTCCTAAAGTCTGCTTTGTAAAGGTGTAATCAAGTTCTTCAAATGACAAAAAATTTCTTAATATCAATCTTTCGGGATACATAACGTCTCTATCAATTTATTTTTAATTTCATTAAACAAATCCTTATCCGATAACGCTTTTTTAGCGTTATCCATTCCCTGTCCTAAACGTGTCTCGCCATAGTAAAACCAGGCACCCTTTTTAGAGCAAATTCCCTCTCTTATAGACATATCTATAAGCTCCTGTACCGTATCAAATCCTACACCGTATTCCAACATTACCTGGCATACACGGAAAGGGGGTGCAATCTTATTCTTTACAACCTTTATTTGTGTCTTATTGGCCGTTGCCACTCCATCGGTCTTTTCCGTGCCTATACGGGCAAATTCCGCTCTTTGAGTAGCGTAGAATTTAAGTGCTTCGCCTCCTGGTGTGGTTGTTGTAGGACCGAATCCCATACCCCCGATTTTCTGCCTCGTCTGATTGATACATAGGAGGATGTTTCCGTTTTTCTTACATACGTTTTTTAAGATACTTAACTGCTGTGACATAAGGCGCGCCACAAGCGCTATCTTTGCATCTCCTGCCTCACCCTGCAAAACAGCTTCCGGCACCAATCCGGCAACCGAATCAAGCACTACCAATCCGATTTCCGGCACCTCCAGCATCTCACGCACGATTTCAAGCGCCTGTTCCGCACTATCCGGCTGCGACATTATCCACTTGTCGCGGCTTAAATCAACTCCAAGTGCTTTTGCATATTCCAGGTCAAGTGCTTGTTCTGTATCTACATACCCCACCGCTTTCCCAAGCGTTTTCTGTACGGATGCACTTAGATGCAATGCCGCAGAGCTTTTGCCGCTCGAAAATCCTCCGTATATTTCGTGTATTCTTCCAAGCGCAAAACCGCCTCCCAATATTTCATCTAATGCCATGCTGCCGGAAGACACAGTGTCTACCTTTATATCGTTGCCTACTACCGCTTCCTTTCCGAAACGTTTCTCTATTCTTCCAAATAATTCTTCCAATCCCATTATAACACCTCCTTTAAAATTTCCATTCCTTCATTATAGGAGTAATCATTCTGTTCGCAAAATCCCTTGAATTTTTCTGCAATATCGGAACCGGACAAAGCTTTGATTTCTTCTGCTGTCTCCACCTCTTCCGTTTCCAGTTCTACGGACTTAACTTTCACGTCCACACCAAGTTTTCTATATTCTTCCTTGTCGATAGAGGAAATTGCATCTTTTGTGCCCACGAATTCAACACGAATAAAATCTTCCTTGTTTTTCTTCTGAAAATCTTTTACAATCTTATCCGCTTGCTTGAAAGTCGTGTTTTCCAGGTTCACGGTGACTTTTCTGTACCGTTTTCCTTTTGACGGAATAAACGCGTATGTCAAATCATCATCCAATAACCAAAACCCCTTTTTATCATCTTCCCCGAAATTGTTCTGGGTGATGCTTCCCAAGTGCACGATATTCTTTCCTATTTCCTGGAAATCGTGGTAATGTCCGGAAAATACCATACCGAAGTTTTTAAACAAAGAAGGTTTTATATCGCTTTCTACCTCGCTACCGTCATTATTCCTGCTTCCCTGGAACGCGATATGCGTAAAAAGTACATGTGTCTTATGATTCTTTTCCTTCAACACATCGCCCATCCCTTTTAACCATATCGCATTGTCGAAAAACGGCATAAAATAGCATATTACACCACCTATCTCGAAAGCGTCCAAATCAGTTATCAATCTGAACCCTTTATGATACTTGAACGCATCCAGAAACGACTCGTCCGAACTATAGTCGCTCTTATCGTGATTTCCTGGAATGCAATATATTTTGTGTTCCATCCTCGCATACATGTCAAGAATAGAGGAAAAGGCGTTCAAAACATCTTGTCTCTGTGATATACGGGAATCGAATATGTCACCTAACCACACATGATTGGTTATACCATTGTCTTCTGCTACATTCAATTCCTGCCTTTGCAATTCCGTTATTTCTCCGATATTGGACGGCTTCAAATGCCAATCCGTGCTTATTATTATCTTTCCTGTCATAACGCAGTCACCTTTAATGTATTGTCAAGATTTTTCAAAACATTATCTTTCTCTACTTCCTTGTCAAAATAGAAGCTCTCCCAGACATTGGAAATCTTTAAAGCTATTCTGAACTTCTTGGTTGACTGTGAATACCCCTCGTCATTATATCTACTGATAGAAGTAATCTTTATCCTCTTATTGTTTATCTGTACAAACATAATTACCAAATTATATATGTTCCACTTAACCCCACAAACACATCAAAATCCTTGTTGAATACTCCATATCCGGCACCTACCGACACCCCGAACCCGAATCTTTTCTTTTTATCCGGTTTTGTCCACATTGTAACGTCACCTATCTTTCCGGGCAGTTGGGAAGTTATCTCCATACGGTTACTGTTCCCTATACGCTGGTTTGTCAATAAAAATTTGTTGGTTATATTGAAATTAATCTTATACTTTGCCAAGTGCGTAGCCCACACCTGTAAATCATATCCTACCGTATCGGTTTCTTCTTTGAATGTATAGAGGCTGTCCGTTTTTCTCAATTCGGAAACCTCCCTTTCCAGTCCTTCGTACTTGTATTTCCATTCAAATTCCACTGCCTCTACAAGTGCTTCCTTTTCCTTCAATCGATTGTATAATTCTTTGTTTTCTTTTTTCAATTTAGAAAAACTTTCGGAATTGTAAACCTTTATATATCTGTTTAAAGAATCGGTATAAAATTCCACTTCATATAACAACCTTTCATTCTCCCTTGCTTTCTTGATAGATAAGAATAACAATATGAGTATTATTATCATACCCGAAATGAGGATTATTCTGTAAAGATTTTTCATAATAATAGGAATAATGGAAGGGTAAAAATTACCCTTCCTTGTGTGATTTATTTTGAAGTTCTCGCTTTCAAGTTTCTCAACCGTGATGCAATAGAATTAGGAACGCTTGCTGATGCTTCCTTTTCTTCAACTGCCGTATCTTCCGGTTCCGGGTCTGCCGCTCCTTGTTCTTCGTCTTCCGGCTCTTCGTAATCCTCAAAAGGCAGTTCTCCACCTTCCTGTACAATGTCGTACCATTTACGGAGTTCGGCTACGGTCAACTCTTCCGGTAATTCCTTGTCTTCGTAGTTATCGGCAATGTAGGCACGGAGTTCTTTTTTGAGGTTCGTCAATGTAGGATAACCGCCTGCTTTCTTTTCCGTCTTTGTTGGCTCTTCTTTCGGTTCCTCCGTTTTCACCTTCTTTGTTTCGGGGGCTTTTTTAGGAGCTTTCTTTTCCTTGATTTCGTCCTCTTCCGGAACCAATTTGTCAAGTTCTTCGAGTTTGTTCAAGAATACGTCGTCCTGGAAAATACCGTATGATTGTTCCTCGTCGATTCTTTCCAATCCTTCCAACTGCATATCCCAGTCTTTACGTGAAAATACGTCCACATACATATCATCCAGGGTAGGCAATTCCTCCATGATACCGAACACTTCGTCTGATACACGGTTTTTAGCAAAGAAATCGTCCCAAGTCTGACGCTTATTAGCATCCGGCATACCACAAGTAATGTCAAAATTTTTCTTTTTGTTTTCGTCCGTGGTGACATTGACAATCAACGGATAGCCTTCGTCCGGGTCAGAAAATATGTCAAGATTAATAATACCATCGTCAGAACCGCCTGCGCGCTCCATAGAAATGTTCTTCATTTTCTTCCACCAATCCGGGCGCAAATCAAGACGGTACACGTCATTTTCGGCCCATACATAAGCCACATAGTTAAGCATGGCTTTCATGCCCCATATCCATTGTTTTTGCTTGTTGCGATAACCGCTGATAGGATAGAGGAATTTTGCGCGCTCTTCCTTGTCCTGGATATCATTTGCCAGGTTATACACATGACTGATATAGGTCAACACTGCATCCTCGCCATTCATCCGGTTGCTGTGGATATCAGAAGTAAAGACGTCTCTTTGTCTAATTTCCTTCTTTCCGGTGTCTTTCCCGTCCTTGTCATATACCGCACATTCGATAGGAAGTTTAACCGTCTTTCTCGGCATATAGGGTTTTCCTGTCAACGACGGCAATACGCGCAATACATATCTTCCGTCTTCGCTCAGATTAAAAAATGAGGCCCTGCCGCCTTGTCCAAAACCACCGCCCATTGTTGCGGCTGCTTTTCCTACTGTTTCATCAATTGATTCTACACTCGCTTTCTTGTACTTACTTCTGTCAAATGCCATAATACAAATTTTTAAAAATTAATAATCAGTTTTTACTATCTTAAAAGTATTTATCTTTCCTTCAATAAGCTCTTTTTCAAAGTCTTGCGGCACAATCTTTGGCAACAAATTGTTAAGTTTCTTGTCCTTGCTTTGTACTGCCCAAAATAGGGTGTCTAACTTGTCTCGCTTCGATTCTATCTCAATAAGATTCATCAGATTTTTCTGATACTGTTCATTGAGTAATATAGCGTCCTCCAATCCTTTTTCAGTCAGCTTAAAAGATTCTCCATCAATCGTTATTCTTCCTCCATTTGTAGCCGCTTCCCTCCTTAATTTCTTCCTCAAATTAGCTGCAAACACATCGCAAAACAGTTTCTCTTCCTTCGCTTTCTTCTCATATTCAACCTTCATCAGACCGACTTTATTAAGCAATCCAGATACCGTTACCGCCTCTCCATAAAGATTCGAGTAATTGATTGTCGTAACATCATCGAGTTCTATCTCCTCGTCCTTGTCCGGTGATACCAAAACAACGGTCTTGGTACCGATTTCTACCATAATTTTCATATCAAAAATATTTTACGTCAATACTGTAAACAATGAATTAACATTCGCCTGCAAAATATATTCTCCTCTAAACTTATCCCACACAATCACACCATTAACCAACAAAATGTTCTTTTTACTACCCCTTAAAAACTCTCCGTATTCTTCAAACAACTCTGGAAAAATAGTTACATTTATAAACTCATAATTACTTTCCAATACTATAGTGGCAAATATACCCTTCTTGCTTTTTCTCTCTATTATCTCAATTACATAACCACCTATCACGGCACGACGGGTTTTCTTGGAATTTATGTCCCAAAATTTTATCTGAGACACGTCCTGGAACTCCGTTTCGTCGTCTAATTTAGGCATATGATATTCATTCACCAAATCATAATAATCAAAAAATGCAAAACCGGACGTTCTTTTTTGTTGTAACAACCACCACCAGTTATTGCGTTCTTTACGAACTTTCATAATATTGGTAAGTAAATCCTTATCCTCCAATACTTTGACCCGTTTATTTTCTCGATACATCTCAATAAGGGCCAAACGGTCTTTCGGTTCCTGGATATTCTCTAATTCGTCAAATGCGCCTGCAAATATCAAGTTCTCAATGACAGATTTATTTACCGGACTGCCTTTAATCACACATCGGTCTATAAATTCCTCCAAGGAGAAAAACGGACCATTCTTCTTTTTCTCTTCCGATATATATTCCTGCGCCCTTTCTCCGCATTGCTTTACTGCATTGAATGCCCAGTACATGCTGCTTGTCCGGTAATCGGACACGATATTTACATCTGACTTGTTGATGTCTACCGGATGTATCTTTATCTCACCGGACTGCTGTATTTCGTTTACATAATAGGGTATCTTTTCGTCCTTCGCAAACGAGAATGTAGCACTCCAATACTCAATAGGATAATGTACTTTAAGCCATAGGCATATATAAGCGGTCATACCATAACATACGGAGTGACTGTTACATGTTACGACACCTTCCCCAGTGACAAAGTTATGTTCCGGGTGGTCTATCTCAACATCATAGGTCGGTTCCACATCCATCACATAAGCAAAAACGACTTCCACATTTACCCTCATGCCATGTTTATAGGTATACAACACATCTCCCTTTCTTAAAAGGAAAGCGTATTTATGTCCTTCCGGTGTAGGGAATTTATGGTTTCCGGAACATCTCACTGTTGCCCCGTCGCTCGTTTGTATCTTATAGATGAAGCGTTTCCCTGCATATCTTATTCCCTTTACTTTGGTAGGAATAAATTCACCGTACTTTCCCATCGTTACTGCTGGAATGTCCTCAACTCCTTTTTCATACAGTTCTTTGATTGTTAATTCATTAGGGTAAATCTTCTCGTCTCCATGCAAGCACTTATTAAACGAATATTTCGCAAACTCCTCCATCTGTTTCCAAAGATTTTCCGCATATTCTTTTGTAACTCCTTTAGAACCGTACTTCTTTACATACCCGTTCACGAAATCATCCCCGTACTCCTTTGCTTTCTGTAATAGTTTTTTACCTAAAACTTTCCGAACTGAATCACACTTCTCTAAGTTAAAATCTGCTAATTTTTGACAAAATAACATAATTTGTTCCTGGAACAACATCAGCCCATAAGTGTTCTCCACCACTTCTTCCCCACCTATAGGCATTTCTTCCGTCCAGTCCTTTTCCCCGTTCTTCCGCAAAATATATTCATTGTGAAAATTGTTTTCCATAGGTCCGGGTCTATAGAGGGCTACACATGCAGACAGTTCGTTTATGTTTTCCGGTTTCATCTTTACACAATATCCAGATAATCCGGCTGAACCAAGCTGGAAAACATCGCCCAACCATCCTTTGCCTGCATACTCGAATACTTGTTTATCGTCCAAAGGCAAGCTGTATATGTCAACGTCTATTCCGTGATTTTCCTTTATCAAGCGTAACATTTCCTCGAACTTGTCCAACTGGATAATCCCCAAAACGTCTTCCTTTAAGAAGCCTGCCTCTTCCACTTCTGAACCTTCCCAGTCTGTAACCACAAGCCCTTTTTGTGTATGTACGGGCATCCACTCATAGGATGTTTTCCCGTCCGGCAACACTACGGTTCCGCACGCATGCACTGACTGGCTTTTAGGCGAACCAAGAATAACCATCATATCATTAAACGTTTCTGTATGTTCCTTGACAAACTTCTTTAGGTCCTCTTTCCCACATACAGTCTTGAAAAACTCTTCTATCGTCTTTTCTTTATCATCTCCAATACAAGCGGTAAACCATCTGTATAACTGTACTGGTATGCCATCTGCACGCGCCATATCGGATATTGCCTCTTTTAATTGGAAGGTAGTATAGGTGCCAAGCGAACAAACCTGCTCCTTGCCGAACCGTTCTTCCATGTAAGCTTTTATCTCGTCCCGTCTTCTGCCGGGAAAGTCGGTATCTATATCGGGCATTGACCCTAATACGGTCTTTGCCCGACGCTTTATTTCAATATTTTTTACTATCATACCATTACTCGTTTATCAGTTCGTCACCTTCTTTTAACTCTTTGGCTCTAATTATCATTTTCTCGTCATTCCGGACAATCTTTATAAAGGTATTCCCGGATATTTCCTTTTCTCCATTTATCGTTATTATCTCTTCCTCTTCATGCCGAATTAAACGACCCTTTGTCAAAAATCGACTGAATAGGAGTTCGTATTCCAACGGGTTTACATTGACAATACCAAGGAGATAAGAAACGAGGCTTCCAGCGCTGCTTCCGCGGCCCAATCCGACCAAAATGTTATTGTCTCTTCCCCATCTAATAATATCCCTCAACATCAAAAAATAGTCCACTACGTCACCTTCCTCTATGATGGATATTTCCGTGTTAAGTCTTTCTGTCAGTTCCTCTTCGCTGTATCTGTCCAGTATTTCTGGATGTTCTGCCAGTCCGTCAAAGACAAGCGATTCAAACATTTCTGTATTGGAAGCATATTTCTTTTTCTCCTCTTCCGTCATTACATATTTAGGTGCGTGTCTTACCTGTGTTTCCAGCAAATAATTACAGTTTACCGATATGTAATTAAGATTTACCAAAGCTTCTTCAAACAGTCCGAAAAACTTGTCTTCATTCAATATCAGTTTTGACAATTCTTCGTAATATTCCTGGTAATTCTTCATATACTGGTTGTCACTCTCATAATTCGCAACCTTTGCCAGCCTGTTAAGCTTTTCCCTTATAGGAGCATACCGCCTTTCAAGATACCAGGCGTCACATACCGCCACGGGTTTATATACACCCACGAATTTTTTCAGATTGTCAAGATATTTTTTATCCCGGTCATTCTTCTTGTATTCCACAGTATCAAGCTGGTAATAGGTATCGTTCCATTTTCTTGACAATATGGGGAGATTTTCAAACATACATGTTTTCGGGTCAAACAACAAGAAACACCCGTCTTTCATTTCTTGCAATTCCTTTTCCGTGATAAAGCCTTTTTCGTCGACATTCAGAATCTTATTTATTTTCAGTAGGTTATTCCATCCCTCCTTGTCCTTGACTATCAGCTTTACTGTATATCGCACGTCCTTCTGCTCGTTATATACAGTAACTTCCATACCGAATATAGGTCTTATATCACTTTTTAGACACGCATTCTGAAACTTGAACGCTGATGCAAGCGTATTCTTTTCGCATATACCAAGCGCTTTTATTCCTAAAAATTTCGCTTTTTCTACCCAATCGGAATAAGAGTGCATTCCGTTCATCAATTCAAAATTGCCGTGCACACCTATATAGGTGTCAAATCTCAAGCTTTCGTCAAACAAATTTGCCTTTCCGATATACTGCAATCGGTTAAGTTTTACTTTATTCTCGTCTCCCTTTTTAAGGTAATACCATACATCACCGAACCGGAAGACATAGTTGTCGCATTCCGTTCTGTCTCCTACCCACTGGAACGAATCGTCAAAGAAAATTCCGTTATCCTCTTTGTCCCATTGGAAAGGTTCAAACAACTCGAATGTTTGCCCGTCAATCTCTATAATATAATTATCCAAAGCATTGAAAGACAGAAAGTTATCCTCCAAATATTTGATTAAATCTTTATACAGTTCATCCATATTTTTAGGGTATAAAAAGGGAGTGAAGCGTATTTACTTACACTCCCTGTGAAAAATCAAATCTAATAAAAAACGGCAAGTTTATGATTTGTCAAAATGGTTTCTACAGCAAACGGAAACAACGTTGTAATGCGTTCCCAGCTCTTTTGCAATCCGGCTGAATGACCGACCGTCATTCTTTGCAAGTTCTTCCCATACCTTATATGATATACTCCCTTTCTTGTACGGGTTTTCTCCTTTAGGTGAAAGATTGAACTTTTTCTTTACATACCCTTTTTGGGTGTTTACAGATACCTCCTTTGCATATTCTTCAAGCGTCTTTCCCTTTGCTTCCAGTCTTTCAACAACTTGTTGCAAAAGGTCTTCCTTTCTGAATCCGGAAACATTCTGTATTCCAAGCTTCCGACCAACATTTCTTAAAGTCAACAAAGAAAATTCCATACATCAGTCCTCCTTTTTCCCGAATACGGCATCTTTAATCTGCTGTACTCGTTCTTCCGTTGAACCGGAAACAGAAATGTAGGGTATTCCGTAATTATCGACAATCTGCTTTATTTTCCGGTCTATTTCTTTCTGGTATTCTTCATCTTCCGAACGGACCTCATCACCTTGCAATCTGAATGTGATAGGAAGATAGACAAGTAAAGGGAATTCATATTTTCGCTTTACAATCTGTCGTTTCTCCTTAAAGTCTTCTTCTGCCAGGTTATTATATTCCGGGTCTTTCGGGCTGCAATTATCAAAAAGCCATGAAGTGTAGGCATTCACATCAATAATACATCTGTCACTAATGGAAGGTTGTTTCATAGCATCTTCCATTATTTGGGTGTATTTGTCGAATATTTTCTTTTGTGATTCAGAAGTACCCTCCTTATTGATGGTTATTTCTTCCTCCTCAACCATCGTTCTGACAACATTCGTGTAAAACTTCCAGTTGTCGAATTCCGGTTCATTCTGTAAGGCTTTCAATAGGGTTGTTTTCCCCGTACCCTGCGCCCCGGTCATTAATATTTTATCATAATTTCTCATCTGTTGTCTCCTGCTCCATGAATTTTGTCACGTTGTTTACGCGAAAACAGTTTTTCTATATTCTGCTCGGCAATCTTTTCCGTATCAAGCCCTACGCGGTTAATCATGCTGTTTATTACCTTCCAGGCGTTTTTCCAGGCTTCCAAAACAGCTTTCTTTCTTGCTTCCGGGAATACATTCTGCTCGGCTTCTTTCCAATCGTCACGCAACCACTTTTTAACCTGGTCTGCAATCTTTCCGACTTCCACGGGCAAATCAAACACGCCTGCACCTTCCGCATTTGTCAAAGCTTCTTTCCAATCCCAACCTTCAATGTCAAGATTGCATTCTTTACGAATCATGGCAAGATACCAGAACATATCCCCGATTTCTTTAGAGATTTCTTCCGTTTCTGCCTCGTTATTGATTTTCTCGTAAGTTTCTCCCATCTCCGAACACAAGCCAAGTGTCACATAGGATAAAGCCACTTTTTCATTATAGCAAGCTGTAGTAGCCGCCTTTTCTTCATACTCGAAATAGTCCATTACTTTTGTTTTTAAATTGTACTGCAAATATAACAATTAAATTTTGAGATAAACAAATGTTATCTCCATTATTTTAAGTCTTTCATATCTATTTTTTCTAACCATCTCATTTTGAAGTAGGTATAAGGAATCTGTTCCGGTATGTCATTAACCCATATTACCACATTATCGTCATTTGGATGGTTTATTTTCACCTTATATTCCTTTCCCTTGTATATCACTATAGTGCCTGGTTTCAATAGGTGGAACCTGTCCCAAAACATAACCGACTTTTTCGTTTTCTCCGAATATTGCAAGTTCGGTAATCCGTATTCTTGCAAAAATTCCTTCAAGTAAAAATCTGAAAACGCCTTGTCACTGTCAAACATCGTACCAAGGCGAAACCTTTGTTTCAAGTTAAGAATCTTTGCTTTCTTCTTCTCCGCTATGTCCTTGTATATCTTCACAAGCTCGACACTCTCTATACGATTGTAAACTATCGAACGTAATTTACAACTCAAATACTCCAATTGCAAGTTAATTACAAACTGCTCCAGGCTAATTTTCCGTGATTTTTCCATGTCCTTATTTTTGACTTCAAATCTAACAAAAATTAGGATAAATGGCAAAAAATCAAGACTATAAATACTTGGTATAGTAATTAATCGGTTCTGTCATATTGTCAAGCGCCCATAGGAGTTCTTCTTGTGTCGCATCCCCAGGGTCTTTCTTCTTGTCTTCCAGTTCGGCAATCTGTACATTGAAGTACCTTTGCAAGGTCATTGATACCGTCTTAATCATTTCCGGCTTGTCGGGGTCGTACATCAAAATCACGTTCCTTATGCCTGGTTTGTCCCTCAATAGCCTTATCTGGCTTAGCCCCATATTGTTACCAAACGTAAACACGCACTTTATATCCGGTGATTCATAAAGATGCAATTTCGTGTCAACCGATATATAATCAAACATCCCTTCCACGATTATAACCGTGTCCGTCTCGTCCGTTATATTGTCATACCCTCCTATCACATGGGAGAATCCGTCTCGCGAATTTTCGTACCTCAATACAAGCTTTTCTTTACCCTCCTTAAACCTTTGAAGGTTTTCTTCGTGCCAATCCTTGCTTTTCTTTGAACGTGCCAGCCATGCGGCTAACTTACCGTTCATGGTAAACTGGAATATAAACTTATCGTGTAGCTTTCTTTCAAGAAAGAATTTTGTTTCTGCCGGGCGAAATTCTTCATAATATCTTTTCACAAATCCCCTCTTATCCAAATATTCATCCTTTTCTATATATTCCAGTTTTTTAGGAAGGGTGCATTCCTTGATTTCCTCTGTTGTTTCCTCTTCTTCATCATCTATTAGAGGTGTTAATTTCTGCATTTTTACGGTGTTTTCGTAATCCTGCTTTATAAGGTCCTTCCTTCCTATCTTCTCCAGGAACTTTTTTAAGGTGGTCTTCATGCCGCATTTGAAACAATGGAACGCACCGTTATTTCCAGCATCATTAAACTTTATTCCCCATTTCCCCTTTTTATTACAAAAAGGGCATTCCTTGTTCCGGTCTTGCATGAACCCCTTTGCCCCAAACACGGACAAATTCAGTTCGGATATTACTTCGTTTTTATCAACCCTAAACATCTTGTGTTAAATTTTTCTGATGAAATGAAAGTTGTCTTATACATAACCTTATCTTTATTTGTTTGACTTCTTTTTCTTGTCTCCCTTAAGAAGACACTACAAAGATAAGATTATGTTATGACATAAGCAAGTGAGTATGTCTAAATCATCTCTGTTTTAACATCATTTTGCTTTTC